TGTTGACAGATCTGACAGATAACCAATATTATAGTTATCCATCTTAACCATCATCAGCTTGTTGCAGATAACACTATAAACGTACTCAAGGTTTGTATGTTTGCCCTTGAGCAACACTACTGAATTGTTACCAGGATGATTAAAGTCAAACTCAGTAAGAGCATACTTTAGTATGCTATTATTATTGAGTTCGTCCTGAGCAGCAATAAGTAAATTTTCAAAAAGCTTAGGGTCGGTAAAGTAATTACCATACTCAGTATAGTTGATCTTACCCTGTACCATTTCCCTAAAGATTCTTTGCTTTGCCGATCTCTGAATCTTCTCTGGTGTAAGCATTACAATAAAGTTTTCACCATACTGTCTGATCATCTGATCGAAAAAGTTTAGTTGATTTTTCTGTGCCATCTTTCCATTCTTCCTTTCCTTTTATTTAATCAAACGCCTCTTCCTCGAATTCCTCTATATAGAATCCATCATCTTCTACAATATCTCCATTCTTTAAGAAGTGGACAAACTGAGATACTGTCAATGCATCCTTAAGAGCTACATTCTCGGTTAATACGATAGACTTAGTTACATCCATCGTATAAGCATGTGATTTAATGTACTCATACGCCTGAGTACGACCTTCTAGAGCAACCCATTCATTGAATTCCTCATCAGATAAGTCGTATATCAATATGACGTATTGTCTTTGTTCAGGATCTTCAGGAGCTATTTCCCGAAGAGTCCTTCCATATTCTCTAATAAACACTGTCTTATTGATCTTATCAACAAAGATAGCATTATCAGAGTCAGTGATTAAATCCCAATCGTTTATTCTGTAGTGAATCATATTATCAATACAGAACTTACCATTGGCTGTTGTCTTTAATATGACAAACCTGTTAGGTGTATTAGGTGTCTCGTCTAAATTATAGATAGGGTTGACATGATAGTCCTGACCCTCACCTATAAAATAGACAGCCTGCTCTACCTTAGGCTTATCATTACCAAAGAAATCATTATTATTCTTCATAATCTTCATCCTTTCTTGCTTTATAATATATGCTCAATCCTTACTTTAACTAAATAGAGAATAGAACTGTTTAGACTTCTTAACGTAGATAAGATTTTGCTTAGCTCTAGTAATACCACTATAGTTTAACTGGTTCTGTACATTAGGTCTAATGAATTCTTCTATATACATTGGTGTATGATACTCAGCACCTTGGCATAAGTAAGTAGTAAGAGCATAAGCAAACTCAAATCTTTCTCCTACTTTATACTCTAGATTCTTCATAACCTTTCTTTCTTCATAAGAAGCGGTAAAGTACTTATAATCTACTTCTAATCCATTGAATACAGAACCGGTTAGATCTGGTACAAAATCCATATCAAACGTTTGTCCATTAAACCCTCCTACACCCGGTTGGTTAACTACTGTTCCAACGAGACCATTAGCGAGAGAGATATTATCTCTCTCTATTTGCCAGTTGTTATCTCTGCAAATAACTCTTTCGCCATATGCAGGTAAGCTTGTATAGATATGTTTTAAATTTGTTCTTATATATTGATTGAGTCTGTCTCTTGTGTAGTTAGTTCCACATATTATAGCCTGTGGTAGTGATAAGAGCCTATCATTAAGATCCTTATCTTCTATGACTAATACTCTATTGCCATACATACCACAATGAATTGGTAAACCTTGTCTAGCTCTATGAGCTATATACACTATAGGATTATCCTCTTCTTGTCTCATAAGAGTAGTAAGTCTATGTATGTCTTCTCCAGTAAGATAAGCAGGTTCTCCAACAACAGGTGGTAGTTGCTTATCATCTCCAGCTACTAACACCTTTCTATCAAATGAGTCTATTACTCTCCTCATTTCTTTAGGTGTCATATAAGCTTCATCTATGATAAACATTTTCACAGTGTCATTTATAGCATATCTTGGTTTAGGTCTAAAGATCTTATATACCTTAGGTCTATTAAATCTAGTATCAATAGATTCAAAACCAATTGGGTCACAAAGTTCTTCTATATACTCATATAACGATGAATGAATGCTTTTAGCATACTGGAATCCTTTCAGTCTCATTATTATAGCAGCTTGACCAGTGAATGCCATAGGCATATATTCGTTAGGAGACAAGTTAAGCCTCCTAACGATTTCATTCAAAACAACAGATTTGCCAGTACCAGCTTCTCCGGCTATCTCAAAGGTTTGTTTGGAAGAGTATTTATACCAATCTACTGCTTCTTGAATAGTCTTCTCCTGATCTGGAGTAAAAATAAAGCTACTCATAGTTATCCCTCAGTATCAAAGTTTCTTAAGTCTACTTTCTCATCATATACAAGAAACATAGCATGGACAAACTTAAGACACTTATTTCTGTAATACAATGTAGTTCTAGTAGACTGGTCTGCCATCTTGATAGTCATAGCAGTAAGTCTACTCTCCGGTATCTCTTCTGGATAGTGTGATACAGAGTTAAAACCATTCATAACACTTTCTTTATCTATACAATATCCAAGCATAGTAGTTACAAGTCTTATATTATTCATTATATCGAACACTACTTCACCCTGTCCTGCATAACAAGGTTTTCTTGGATCTACACTTGCTTTTAGCTTACATCCATGAATCTGAATCTCAATAGATGTATCTTGATCATAGATATATCCACCAGCATTAATGGATAATCCAATAGCATTCAAAAGATTGTATACGAGATCGTATACATCTTCAAACTGCATTGTTCCATTATTATCAATGAAATGCATTATCATTTCCTCCAATTCCATTAAAAGTTATTAGGCTGAACATAGTATTAAAAATGAGTTAGGTGGTGTGTAAAATGGGTTTCTATAACGATTCAGAGGCAACTTTACCATATCTTGAAGTAGCTATACTACTTGAAGATATTAATCTTCCATCATTGCCTCCTTTTCCTTCTAAGTCTGAGATAAAGTCTGGTAGTGTATACTACCCACGTACTTTAGAGCTATACGGTAATATAAAAGGTAAGTTTAGCATACCTATTCTTAATCCTTTATCAGATACCGATAGTGTCAGTGAAAGTAATGCAGGTACAGAGTCTAAGAGAAACATTGTAAACAGTAGCTGTAATATAGAGGTCTCAGCATATAAAGAATCTAATTACCTTACATTGACAATACCGAGATATATCGCACTAAACTTCTTAGATAGAATTCCTAAAGGTACTAAGTTCTTAGTAGGCTTTATAGGAGGATCATCTGAAGCAGACGACATCAAAATAGTAGGAGTGTGTTAACTATGGCTAAAGAATTAATAAGTAAGCAAAAAAGAAACGAGATAGAAGCTCTCATATATAAAGTATTTGACACTGTTGATAAGACAGGTATGAACTCTGAATACTACAAACGTTTGTTTGCTGATATGAGCGATAACGACTTCTATAAGTTTCTTCAAAGAAGATTACCGTTTAGATTCCATACAGAGCTCTTTACAGTAGAGCCTAAGATGTATGAGATCTTTGATGCTTTTAAAGTACTTGATAAACCTCTTCTTGAGAAAGTAAACGTACCTCATGTATACCAGAATGAAGCTGGCATACCAGTGCAAACTAAAGAATGTGTAGTAGTATACATTCACTTGAAGAGACTTAAACAAACAGTTGCTAAGAAGACTCATATCGCTATTGATATTGAGCATAGAGATATGAGAACGGGTCTGTTAAACAATGTAGATAAAGGTGGTAAAGAGACAGACCGTGAGTTTGAGTCATTAGCAGTAATGGGTCTTGAGTATAACATGGATGAGTTCTCTAGACCTAGGGCTGATGCATTAAAAGCAGTAAGCCAGATGAATAACGTTATATCTTCCAAAGGTTATGTATCTGAGAAAGATATTGATGTAGAAAAAGATGATTCGTTGGCTAAGAATATGCTTAATGTATATCTACTCGGTGCTCATATCATGAGTAACTTAGTAACTGAAGACTATATGACTCCATATACATTAAAGCAGAAACAACAGGCTATCGAGAGAAAGTAAAAAATAAAACTTGTTTGAGAAGTTAAAGGGTCTGGATTATATCCAGACCCTTTTATGTTTACATTAACCTCTGTGAGAAATCTCAAACGGCTGCATTGCCACACTGGTCATATAAGTGATAGGCTTAATCTCTTTCTTCATCCGGCGTCCGTCAGCATAAGTACACTCGATCACGTATGCTTTTGCACTACCCTTGATCTTTGACGTACTAGTTGACAGATAATGCCGATAAAGTTCCTCAGCGGTGATGTTCTTCATACACTCTTTACCATTCGGCAGCTCGACAATAACATCGACCCAATAGTTACTGATATGCTCTGAATTGTGTTCATCGTATCCCATGATACACTCCAGCCCCGACCAGTACTGGTTAATCACACCACCGTTAAACTTCTTTGACAGACCCATTCTGGCAACATCCCATAACTTAGAACTGCCTGCTTTGTAAGCCGGTTCCACAACGCTCTCAGCACAAAGAATAATATTCTTCATGCCTTTCTGAATCTTTTCCTTGAAGAAGCCTACTGCTACTCCAATATCCTCAGACGATAACATCGGATGTCTCGGGTCGTAGATCGTTTTGGTTTGTGTCTCATGTCCTGTCTCGATAACTGTTTTGATACTCTCTGCTTTCAATACATAATACATCATAATTTGGTTCCTCCATCTTTCTTTAGATTATTTTAATTTACTGGTGAGCAAAGTAGATATTTTCTATCTCTTTACACATCTATAATCTATAACCAAAAGATGTAACTTTTACATTTTCCGTATTACACTGTATCGAAGAAGTTCTTAGTTCTTGTAGGCTTCGTTCCTTTCTCATAGTTAATTCTATTTGTAGTTCCAGTACTCTTAAAATGTCTGCCCTCTTCGAGCATACTATATGTATTGACACCATAAGGTCCTGTCTTTACATAGTTAGCCATAGAACTTGCTATAGCATACATATCTGACTGTGCAATAATGGTATAGAATCCCAAGAACCTATTAAGATCCATGTCAGCATAAGTATTTGGTCCATTCACAATCATCCTAACTCCATAATTGGTCTTTCCGTCCTCATATAGTAAAACTATAGGGTAAAACTCTAAATATCGATAATCAGACAAAGTGAACTGCTGAGGTGACCATTTTCCGGTTATCACAAGCTTACCATCATCAGGATTTGTACTAAATATATTCTTGGGTCCTATAAACCAAGGAATGATATTTGCTTCTATCAATGTCCTTAAGAGATATACATCCTGAATGGTTATCATTACATTATTCATATAGTCCTTAGTATCCTCTATAGAATAGAAGAAGTTCATATCTCTCTTAATACTAACCACCGGACCCACATTACTATACTTTGATTCATATATAACCTCTCTATGAAAGAATCTTCTATGATTCTCTTGATCCCTTTTCCCAAGTTGCACTGTAAACTTAAGCATTACATCAGAACTGAAGTACATAAGTACATCACTTATCTTATCATAATCTAAAAACTCAATAGGACAGTTATCCATTGTCATTTACCTCGTCATTCTTATATTGTATTTACAAGAGAGTTTAAGAAAAAATAAATCAGTAGTATTGAGGGGTACATTAGTACCCCTCTTTACTGTGAACGTATATGCTACAACCAAATTACAGATCACTAATAGTGATCTTCTGGGTGTTGCCGTTTGAATACACCAACATTTCACCGTTGGCTATCTGAATCTTCACGCCGGACTTATAGTCCATAGTCTGCGGCGGGAAAGGACTTCTAATAACAGTCTTTCCGGAATCATAAGACACCAGCTCGAAGTTCTCTACACTGCTCCACTTGTTGAATCTCATACGACCAAGCATTGGAGATCCATCAAGACTTCTGATGATGAATGACAGAATCTTCTCAAACTTCTCATACTCTGCCTTATCTTTTCTGATTCTTGTAATGCGGTCTCCCATGTTACTGAAGTCAAAGACATTGTAGATTCTCTGGTTGGAGAACATATGAGTCATAGCCCTGCTGACCTCTTCCGGCGTAAGCATGTATACATGATCTACCGTATTGAAGATCTTAGCAACGATGTCTTTCTCTGACGGATGAACCATAATGGTATCCACCGGATTGAGCGGATTCTGTGTAAGGAAAGAACCGATTACATAGTAGTCATCTCCGATGCAAAGACCCGGATCAATCACATGAGTGATATATCCGCCATTCTCACGATGGATAAGACACTCAATAGGACCGCCCATCAGTCTGTGAAGTTCATACTTCTTATCTTCGAGATACTCTCCGAAGATTCTCTTGAACTTCTCAGCCTGCTTTACTGGAACCTTGGATACTCCATCTTCCGGGAACAGAACTAACTTGTCGTTGTCGAACTTAAAGATCGGGCTCTTATTCTCATCTTTCTTCTCTTCGCTCTCAGCCTTATCCTCTTTGGTCTCGACAGGATCTTCTTCCTCCTCTTCCGACTCAGATTGTTTGGCTCCCTCCTTTTCGGATTCTTCCTTGAACTCAACGTCGATGATTGGCTTACCGTTGTCCTCTGCTTCTACCGGCTTCTGCGGTTCCAGTATAATCACTTCAGCCTGCGGCTGCTCTGCCTTTTCCTGCTCGGCTTTTATTTGTTCTTCTTTCTTCTCTTTCACGATGTCTTCTTCTACGTCCATAACATCAACATCGTTGTCAACCGGCATGAAGCTGCTCACGTCGAGATTGTCCACAGGAAACATTTCGAATGCTTTAATTAGAGTCTCTTTAGTCACGATAGGACGAGCCTTCGGACCATCGATTCCGTACTCTGATAAATCTCTTGTAATGTTCTTTACGTCTTCACCTTTGTAGATAGGTGAGATTCTCAAAACTGATGTGCAGATCATATTGCAGCAAAGTCTGCTTGACTTGTCAAGGGATTCACCGAACGAAGCTTCTTTACCGCTAAGATATGCAAAAACATGACATGCATCGAGATATCCGCCGAATGCTCTCCCCTTATATCCGAAGCGGATCTCATCAGAAGAAGTCATATCCTTGCAATATTCCTTTATTTCTTCCGGAATCCAGTACGGAACCTTCGCTGACACATGCACTCCCCCTTCAAGATTGTACTTGTATTCTGCCAATGCGTTTGCAGCCTTCTGCATCTTTCTCTTTCCTCCAGGACCATATCCGTCGAAAAGTAAGTTGTCTACGTTGTACCCAATTGTCTGAGCTAAATTTGATAATAACATGATTAATCTCTCCTTTCATAAATAAAATCATGTAGCCTCTACGTTCACTTGTATAATATATGATCACGTAAAGCAGATTTTTCAGAAAGGAGAGATAGAGGTCTATAAGTAATATATAGGACTACCACCTCTGGGTTCTTCTAAATCGTATTCAAAGAACCTTTCATCATGTAACTCTATAGGACACTCAGCATGTTTATTTCTTATATCAGCAATCTGTTGAGATCTATTCTCTAACTCATACTGATCTATAGTAGTGTCACTTGTATCGCTAGCATATTTGTTAAACACTGGTAACTTAGCATAGTAGAAGTTTCTTGTTTGCTTAAAGCCTAAGTCTACTAACTCAATATAAGTAGTATCCTTATCTCTAGTTCTTCCAAGAGTCTGTCTAGCTATAACCTCAGACTTAAAAGGTTCTGCTAATACTATAGTCATCTTAAGACCTTCTATATGCTCTCCAAGTCCTGCAGACTTAGTGGTAGACAATAGCAACTTCTTACCTTTCTCATTATACTTAAGATTAGATGGCACAAGAGAAGTATAGATACCAATATCACCTAAGAACTCAGGATAGTTAGCACCTATCCATTGATATACTCTTAAGATTCCCTCATTAGTTCCAATATAGAACAATGCTCTGCCATCAGATTTAATAACTAAGTCCATTATCACTCTTAGCATAAGATAGAAGTTAGGTTGTCTTGTTACATAGTCAATATACTTATTCCTGTCTAATCCATAGCTATTTCTACATATAGATATCTGTTGAGCTGTAGGCTTACTGTTCCACTTAATTGCTATATACTGTGTATGAGGATCATTTACAGCATCAAATAAGTCTATACCCGGTACATTCTTCATAGATAACTGATAGATTCTATTCTCTCTATAATTTGATCTAGCAGGTGTAGCAGTTACATAGTATGTCTTATAGACATTAGTGAAGAAGTCTATCATAAGCATATTGTCATAATTGGTATGAGCCTCATCGTATATCTTAACTCCTATACCAAGATTCATAAAGACTTCATTAACTCTCTCCCAAGAATAACTATCTCCAAATGATCTCAGTGTAGCATGAGTACATAAGAATATCTTAGCTTCTGTAGCTTTAACAGACTTCTTCATGTATATCATATTAAGCATCTGAGATCCTTCTATCATTAAGATATCCTTCTCTTTAAGATTAGTATACTCAAGTATATTCTCTTTCCATTGTTTCAGTAGAGTTACAGATGCTGTAATGATAATACTCTTAATCTTAAGAACGCTTATAGCCGCTATAGAGCAATATGTCTTACCTTTACCAGTGTTAAGATTCACTGATATCTGTGGCTCAGAGAAGTTCTCTGCATATTCATTAGCTCCTACCATAAATCTAAGAGCTTCTTTCTGTTGTTCATCTCTAGGCTTATACTTAAGCTTTATCCCTTCAAAGGTAAGATAGTCATTAGGCTTCTCTTTATATACAACCTCCTGATGTAAGTATTGCTTAATCTTCCATAAGTCTAATCCTCTAGGAATGTATAACAAAGCGTTTTCTTCGTCATACCACATACCAAATTTATCATAAGAATGAGTTATAGGGTCATAGACCATAAAGTTCCTTTCTAACTCTACACAATCTCCTAACTCATAATCTTGTATAACTATACATGAGTTTCTCAATATAATCTTACTCATTATAAGCCTCCAAACAAAAAATAAATGGGGTGGAAGAATATACCACCCCATAAGGATTTAACGTCTAGATCTTGTTACTCTGTTGATATCACCGGTAGCTTCGTTCTCTGCATCACCATTAAGATAATAGATAGGACAAATCTTATTGTCTTCGATATCATTCTTAAGCTTATAAGAATCATCCACTATCTCTTTATTAGTAATGTACTCCTGTGGCTGTCTCATATAGTATACATCCATATTAGATGCCTTTGTAACCCTTCTATTAGCCGGATTGATCATAGTTCTATCAATCTTATTGTTCTGTAGTCTGATAGATATAGATCTGTTGTTGGTAAGAGAATCTCCTAACGTGATAAGCTGATAATCTTCGTTAGGAACATTCCACTCTGGCATCTCTAAGATATCCTCAGCGTTTCTTATCTGGTTCATCAAGAGAACCTCAAAGTGTACGGCATTCAACTTAATACCACCTTCGATATTAGTACCAATGAATGTATCCAGTATAGAGTTTCTATCATACTTCCGGATAGTTGTCTTATTGTCAATAAGGTTCTTGATCTGTTGCATAGTTCTAGACAACTCACTATTCTTGAAGTTAATCATGAACAAGATTGGAAGATGAGTTATCTTATGAGCATCTATAACAGTTCCTAACTCTGTATCCGGAGATGCTTTAATAACCTGCATAAGATCTGGATGGATATAGATTGGATCTGCTTCTGATGTATGGATATCCAACACTACTCCATTATCAAACTTCAATAAGAAGCTGGTGATATAATCAGAATAGATCACATCATCAAACTCATCATCGTTCTGGATATCAGTAGGAATGATAATCTTCACTCCACGATATTCCTTATCCTGATATAATCCAATTGTATTGAAGTTAACCTCAAACCAATCTTCGAATCCTTCTGTCCACTGCATCTTGATAACCTTAGACTCAAGAAGATGCTTAGCAGACAACAGAATCTGAGTATAAATAGAACTCAATAACTCAGCGGCTATCTGACCTATATTGATATCTCTATTCACATAGGCTAGATTTCCGTAGCATCTATAGCATATTCCATCTCCTCTAGCCGCAGAAGCACAAGTCATAGGAGATCTGAAATACAATGTCTTTCCAATAAGATGCTTATCAGTATCAGCATCCAATAAGATATCTGGTCCATTAGGAACAGTGCGATAATATCTCATATCATACATATCAAGAATAGTTCCATTCTTAATGGTAACCAATTCAAAGTTCTTAGTATCACATACATAATTAGGATCATCATGGATTCTAGAATCCTGATTGTTTAGTCCTAAACGTCTTGCAAATGCTCCTGACTCACCTACGTTTCCTTTCTGTAGAATCTGAGCAATACGTCCAATAGAAGATTCAATACATAACTCTTCCGGTGTACGTAGACCACCATTAATAAATGAATGGTTGATAATATTCGGGAATACTCCTCCCTGTCCATCTGGTTTTGAACCAATGTTTACTGCTACTTCTTTATACTGCTTTATAGATACGGCTTCACCTGATCTGAATGAATCTCTCAGACAATGGTTACTGTTCTTGATATACTCTACCTGCTTATAGGTAGCATCCATACCTATACTCTTTACATCTGCCATAGGAACACCAGACAGATCAATATGAATTGTATCATTAAAGTCAGGATACTTATTCATAAGAGCTATAGTATCCTCTAAGTTAACAGTGTTAGACAGATACATCTGGAACTGACTCAGCTTTCTAAACAGAGTCACAGCATGATCTGCTATCTGATTCATATCCATGAATGGTATCTTAGTTCTTATCTGCTTAACAAATACCTTATCCATGTATTCCTTAATGTTTCTCTTTGTCATATCTTCATAGTAGAAGAGGTGAATGGACTGAATCTCCTCATCTACATCAACAATAAGATGCCAAAACATCAAATTGAAGAGATAATCAAAAATAGACAGATCGAGATCAACTCCATCTGCAAACAAAACATTGACCATCATGTGTTGAACGAATGGTGTCTCAATACCATCCTGTAAGATTGCGATGATAGCATCAAAATGCTCATCTATGTTTGCCTTATTAAGGTCTTTTGTTTCAATTCGTTGGAAGCCAGTCTCTACTAGCTCCCTGTAAGGACCATGTGTATACAAATATTCCATTGTCTTATAACCTCCTTTTAATTCATAGTTTTCTTCTTGTTTACATTCTAATCCTTTCTTCCATATGTATAGTTTATACCTACAAAACATCTTAGTAAAATATAATAAGACCAAAAGAGGTGATATTATGGCTTCAAATACCACTGCACCAGCAGAAACATGTACTGTCCCTGACTTTATAGCTGCCGGTGTTAATGATGATATGACGTATAGAAATTTTTCTATACTAGAAGTACAAAACGGAATAGAGTTCATAGATCATTGTATCATTGATGATTACTTAGATGAACTCAAACTTATTTGTGTAGAGATAACCGGACTAACTGATAGAGATAGAGCACACTATAGATACTCACCTGATTTATTAGCATATGATATGTACGGCTCAACTCAGTTAGATTTCATAGTTATGATTGCTAATGGGGTAGTTACTCCAACAGAGTTTACTATGAAAGGAAATCTTTACCTACCGAAGAATTCCGTCTTGAAGGAATTTATGTCTATGGTATACAATGCTGAATCAGAAGCAATAACTACTAACAGAACAGACATTGGAGAATACTGACAGGTAAAAGGAACAGTCTAACTATAGACTGTTCCTAAATTACTCTAACCTACCATAAACAATTCAGGTTCACTTGGCATATCAATACTTACATTCTCTGGTACTGTCATGTTTCTTATCTTATTCTTTACCATCTCTAACGTACTCATATTAGGTTTCTGATCTTCAAAGTAGTAGATTGGGCAAATAATCTCTCTCTTTGGTTCTGTTGCTGTCTTATCGAGATCATAGTACATAGAAGCATTAGAGAATGCATTATCTAACTCATCATCACTATCGTTAATGATGCTATTGATATTCATTACTGTAGAAGCAGAGTTAGTTCTAATAGAAGCATTTCTCTGAATCTGAGGCAACATATGAAGGCTCTCTTTAAATGCAGGTATAGTTCCTACATCCTCTACTAATTTAATAGTAGAGCCATATACAAATGGTTGAGCTATATAAGTCCTCATAGGCTTATCTCTCATCTTAATCAAGTTATAGCACAGATATCTATTACCATCTTGATCAAAGTCAAGGTTAATAATAATACCGCAATCCAAGTTATCTATCATAAGTAAAGATTCACCTACATTAGACTTACCCATCTTAAGAGTCAAATCAGTGGTAGCACCTTTTGCTGCACCATCTTCCATGATCTTAGATGCTTCTCTATTAAGATGAGATACAGATATTACTGGTATATCTTTCTCTGCAGCGAATACCTTCATCTCATTAACAATATCACCTAACTCAATACGAAGATCAGGACTACCATAAATAGAACGTATTCTCTTTACATGATCTTGTATGAAACATATAACCTCATATCCCATGTCTTCTAAGTCATCGCATAAAGTATAGAAGTAACTTGTATCTTCTGACTTATTAGGACGATACTTGATTACAATGTCTATAGGAGAATCTGTATCAAGTCTTAACTCTCCCTTAGTTCTTAATATATTTATAACTTCATCAATGGTGTAGTCTCCCATTGAACCAATCCCATCATCACATAATGAAAACAATCTACTGATTGTCTCTACCATAGTGTTTTCCATTGTCAACAGAACAACACATGGTGTCTTAGTCGGATCTTTAGTTCTATAATATCTATTATACTTCTTAATCTGGGTTAATAGATTAAGAAGAGTAAGAGATTTACCGATTCCACCTAGTCCGAACAACATATAAACTCTTCCTGATTCAAACCCTCCTCCAAGCATTTCATTGAATCCACTCATACCACATATAAGTCTATGAGATGGATTAGTTACTGTGTTATAAGTATCTGTAACAGCACTTTCAAATATACCTTCTCTTAATGAGAAAGTCATCTCGTTACAGTTATCTTCTACCTTAGAATGCCTAAAATCGTTCTTTAATTCATCCACTAAACTCTCAAATTCTTTCACAACGGTTCCCCTGTGTGAGTAATCGGAAGTGTTGAATCTCGTGCATAAATCCTGAATCTTAGGTATCTTATCGTACACAAATTGGTACTGTAAAGTCTCGGAAACTAATTGATGAATCCAAGCCAATTCATTTTTGTTTAACTCTGGTGCGTTATATTCTATGAAGTCAATATCAAAGTTAAGCGAACCTCTTATATGTGTCAATATCATAGCTCTATCTGTCAAATGAAAATCTAATCTAGCTTCAAGAGCTTTAGATATAAAAGCTATTCTCTTCTTCTTTTCAATGTCGTTCTCATACGTACTAGGGTCTAATATACCTATCAACTTCTTAAGGTTAACAATATGATTCATTCTAAGTATACTAGAACTAGAAATCACATACCTACACATTATATCTAGGGTAGTTATATCTAAAACAAGTTTGATAGGTTTATCTTGATTCTGGGTATTGTACCCACTATTTCGTTTTATTTTCATTGATATCTATCCCCTAACTTTCTGACGATTATTAATGTGTTTGTCACATTTGGAGACTCAAAAAGGCAAGCCACTATAGCTTGCCTTTAGATACATGAATAACTATACAGGATCTATAATGTTCTCCTCAATCAGTAACTGAAACTCCAATTCGGCAACAGCAAGTCTCTTGTTGTTCTCAAAGATAAAGTCATACTTATAGTTCTCTACGTCGTCATCAGAGGAGTTGCCATATTCCTTCTTGTCTGTTTCATCCCTCTTAACGAGGATAGTAGTTACATCATATTCCGAACCATTAGTACCATTATCTGTATATTCAAATACAGTCTTAATGTATTTCTCAATCTCAGACGGCTCTCTGATCTGGATGAACATTACATCATACATAGATTCATCAGCCTCTAAGAAGATCCTGGTCTTTTCCATGAGATACTTTGTTGGAGTTTCATCCCAATCTGTAAAGACCTTCTTTAATCCAGAAAGAAACTTTCTAGCGGCATCGGTCTTCTCTCTATTAGTATAACCATAATTCCTAGCGATCTCTTTGATCGGATAGATAGAGCTATAAGATAATGCAGTAGTATGGTTATCTGCATAAGCTCTGATCATGGAATCCTTTCCACAACCACCTTTACCGTTGACAATGATAATGTGTTTCATTTTATAATTCCTCCTCCAATAATGCTTTTAACTGATCTACAGTTATGAACTGTGACTGTTCTTGATGGTTTACATACATTACGAACTTCTCTAAGTCACTTAGCTTATCATCTAATATAAAGTCATACTCAGAGTTCTTAACTTTCTCTTCCATCTTTCTCTTTTCTTCTTCTGCTACATCAAGAAACTCTATAGTAGTATCATTTATATTTCGATAATAGTTACTAATGATGGTCTTACTAGCTCCAGATACAGGAATCCTAAATCTAACCTTAATGAAGTCAATACCTCTTCTATACTTAAGGTCATTGATATAATCAATTACTGCTTTAGGATCATTATTAGTAAGCTCGTCTATGTAGATCGTATCATATCTGAAGCTTTCAATCTTATTGAAATTCACATAATGCATTCCAGAGTCTAAATCGTGTAATAATACTATGAATCCTTTATCTTGTTCTTCACCAAACTTCCATCTATAAGGACAACCACAATAATAATAGTATCCGTTGAAGCATCCAGCATTGTGTACATGACCAGATATAATAGGACCACTACAGTTGATAAAGTCTTCTATAGTAAACAGTCTTCCATTACCAACGTTATCTCCATATACTGCTCCTTTAAACGTACCATGTACTAAAGCAGAATCATACCATCCACTACCAAACAAATGCTGTCTGTAGATGCTCTCTTCTAAACCATATAACTCTGGTATACAGAGTATCTTAGCTCCTTTAATGATCTCAAACTGTATAGTAGTTACTACTCTTACATCTACAGTAGGATCATTCATGTAATGATAGAACAACTTAAGTTGGTTAGCATCATGAGACAGTGTACCAGCTAATAATACTACTGTAGCATTCTTCTGTCTAGCTATACCAATAAGTCTATCAATAAACTGAACCGCAAGCATAATCCCATCAGAGTTAGCCATCAGCTTATGATCAAAAATATCTCCTAGGACAGTTATTATATCTATCCTAGGATAAGTGGCTATTTCATTCAAGAATTGTTCCTGCAATATATCAAACTGTGTCTTAGGATCAAAAGCAGCAAAATGCAAATCTGCTATATGAACTTCTACCAGCATTCCTCTATTCATTTTTGAAGTACTCCTCATCATACTCATCGTCTTTATTATATAAAGGTGCGATATATCGTAAGATTTGATTGAACTTAGTATACATACACTTCATAAGAATGAAGTTAAGCTCATTAATGAGATAGAGATCAGAAGAGTCTTCATAATTGATTTCAGCATCTGATATAGTATAGGTATTAGTCATCTCTAAACCATAATGTCTTACAACAGATATCTTTATGATATTCATACTAGTAAGATCTTTGATAAGAGTAAACTTCAACTCTACATAATACTTACTATCCTTATTAAGGACTATTCTGAATCTTCTCTCTCCAGAGTTTTTAGTAATACCAGTCTCTACAGCAAGCACTTCATCATTACTGTTTCTATAGAAGAATATCTTCTCTGCTACTCTAATGAACTCACAAAAGTCCCATAATCTATCAAACGATGGAACTACTGTTCTTAATGAGTATGAGAAGTTTTCAAGTCTGCTATAGATACTATCAGTAGGCTCTTCTTTCTTCTTTATATGAAAGAGCTTATAGAAGAATGCTTTGATTCCTCTAGGCTCTTCTTTAGTTTCTGTATTGTCTTTACCACTATTATACTTAATATAGTCATAGAAGTCATAGACAAGTTTCAGAAACTCATTGTTTACTGTATCACGTTTCATACCTCATAGATCCTTTCTGATCTAGCTAATTCATCAGTAAGTAACTGACGAATCATTTCGCCTATCATACTGTTTAAACCTCCTATAAGGTTTACAGTCTCCTCAGAGTATGTCGTAGTACCTATATTAGCTAACCCTAATTCATTGAAGATAAGATTAGCTACTGTAGTATTACCTTTAATAGTGCTCTTCCTTATAATGAGACTCATAGACTCATTAGTACTATTGGAGATAAGAAACGAATATGTAACGTTATCATCCGGAAATGTAATAAGGCAACCGTACTCTGTGGGAGTAGCATCATAAGTAACAAGGTTGTCAATATACATATAGGGAAACTTTTCAGTATTCATAGCAGCATAGCTAAGAAACTCATATACTTCACTAGAAGTATAGAAGTGTTTGCTAGTGTCACTATAAGTCTTTACATGCTTCATAAGCTTCTTTCTCTTAGACTTACAGATTACCTTCTTAAGAAGCTTAGGTAACTTACTTACTCTGTACCAATTGTTAATAGATACATTAAGATCACTAATCATATGCATAATCATAGGTCAACTTACCTCCTTATTCATTCTTTCAAACTCTTTCTTCATCTGTTTCCTTTTATCTATTACAGGATCAAGAGCTAATCCTTCAGATACAAGTCCTCTATTAGAGGTCTTCTTTCTTCTTTCTCTTGTAGCATTAGTTTCTGTAACGAAAGTATTCATAGCATAAAACATATTGAGAGCCATGAAGAATATCTGCTGACAATGATGGATATACTCAGCATCCTGTGGATCATTTCTCTCTAAGAAGATATCTTCATAAGTACCATTAGATTTGTCAAATCTAAGTAATCCTACTCCTTCTATAGGACCAAGATCAGGGTAGTAATTGTCTAAGATCCAAAGATAAGCTGCTACCTGAATGAAGTACTTCTCGTTAAGTCTCTTAGATGTCTTAAAGTCTACTACAAACTTTCTACCATTGATAATCAAGATAGCATCAGTAGTTCCTCCAAACCAAGGACTAAGTAAGGTAAATTCAGAAACTAAAACCTCAACCTTCCATCCAAGGTTGAGAGTTACATGATTGTACCATCCCATAAAGCTGTTTACAGCATTCTTTACATCCTGTTTCTCTGAACCAGATACAGTCTTTAATGTATGTAATGAACCCTCTGTCATATACTCTGCTATTGCTTCATGAGCCTTAGAACCAATATCAAGTGTTCTATTTCTAGAAAACTTATATTTATGCCCTAACTTAGAAGCCCAACTCATTAAATGGTCTATATTACCATTACAATAGTTAAGTACTGCTGATACTCTAGGTACTTTGATACCAAAGTATGAATAGACAAAGTCATTATTGTTTCTCTTTACCAAATCATTAGTAGCAGTATCCAACAGATTCATTGGTTCTACTACTGGTTCTGGAGTAAGATCTATCCTATCTCCATCTGTTCCGTATAAGTACTTTCCATTATCGGAATACCTTCTATTAACTGATTGTGTTGCTAACTCTAAAGCTGACATAATATAAGTAACCTCCTATTAGGAATTTAATGTAGTGTTCCGCAGTATATAAAAAATAAAAAGCTAAAGACAAGATAAGAGGACTACTCATCTAAGTAGTCCTCTGTATCGTTGTTACTGCCTTCATCTTCTATCTTACCAGATAATTCAAATTCATCAAGTATCTCTGTTAACTCTTCCTTATCACTAGAAACAGGAGATTCATCCATAATTCCTAAGAATCTTTCAGTTATCTTCTGTCTAAGATAAGCTTCTCTACACTGAGCTAATAAGTCTCTAGGATTCTTTACAATCCATATATGCTCTTCGTCTTCAAAGTGTATAGATCTTAAAGAGTTATTCTTCATATCAAAGTACATCTCTTTACCATCCACTCTAAGTACTGGTGGACCTTCCCTGAATATAATTCGTTCATTAGATATAGAATCAAATTTGAAGATAAAGGTTTCTTCTTCTCCATGTTCTATATCTATTGATCTAGTTCCATCGGGTTTTAGTTCATACCAGTACTTAGTAGTAGGTACTTCTATGGTAGATATAATGTCAAATATCATTCCTCAGCATCATCCTCCTCTTCTATATAAGTTATATTGTTCTCAAACTCATATAAGAAGATATAGCCGTCTTCAAAAGACATATCTGTTGTAAGATCTTCAGTATCTACCAACTGGTGTACATAAAGCATACCAAAATCAAGAAACTCTAACTCATAGTATCCTTCAGTACTAACAAAGTAACTAGATCCTGTTTCTGATTCTGTGAACTCCGACTGATATGTAGAGATATCGTATCCATACTCCATAGAGCCGTAGAATGTAGCATCTACTACTCTAAGACCATCTTCTGTAGTGCCAGTAGTAAGAATACCTACTGTACGATATCCAGTACCAGAATAGTTGAGATATATTCCATCAGGAAGTATCTCTTCCTCATATACATCATCCCAACTACTTATATCAGAACTTGCTTCTGATGAAACAGTAGTAGCAGTAGTACTGCTATCTTCTGTCTCTTCTGTAGTTGCAGCCGCTAAACTTTCTCCTGACCTGTTATACCCAGAGGTTAATGACTCTACAGCAATATAGGTCAAGAATAACCAAGCAACGGCTGCTAACCCAAGAAAAAACCAACTGCAAAACTTGTCTCTCACATTCTTCAACTTCTTCATGTCTCTCATTCCCTTTCTCTTTTTAGATGTAGTCTACTACCACACCATAGTGTGTCTTTAATTGTTCTTTGCTTAAAGCGATGACGTTATCTATCTCCTCAAGCTTTTCTGTAGATTCCAACGGAATGCCTAACTTAAACTCTTTAGGTTTAAACGTCATAGTTCTTACAGATATAGCATTACCAGGTGAATCTAAGAAGTCTTCATTAGCTTCCTGGATTTCATATCCAACTTCATGAAGCTTTTCAATCAGAATATTGATAGCTGTATCCTTCTGATCAAGTAACTGCTGGTACTGATATATAGCTTCTTTCTGTTTCTTAACGATATTATCATACCATTCTGTTACTTCCTTTACATAATCATCCTTCTCTTCGAAGGATTCTTTCTTTGGCTCAAATAACTCCTTAATTCTTCTCCAGCATTTCATTATTAAATACCTCCTCATCGTCTTCAAGTATTACACTAAGTTGGTCAAGTATATTCCGTTTAAGTTTCTCTGTATATATTTCTTTATACTCATAATCTTTATTAGTCCACGGAGAGAATTCATTATTCTCATCCAATCTGAAATATAACCAGGCTTTTCCATCACCCCATTCGGGCATATTTGGATCGATGATATGAACTTCAGATGGTCTAATAAATGTATGCCTTTTAAAGAGCCACATAAATCCAAACCAATTCGGAAAATAATGTATGCCACAAGGATAACGTAATGTTGATGAGGTGGGAAAACGATTAGCTGCAAGGTGATCTTCATAAAATGAAATAGCAGACCTAGCCGTTAGTACAAAATCCTCTGTATCATAATAGTTAGGTACAATACTAATAGGATACTTATCTACGCCATCCATCGGTACACATAAACCAGTTTTATCTTTAGAATATCTTCGGATAACTGTATTCTGTATATCTACCGGTAAAACCTTCTCAATTTCTAACTGATTTCTCTGGAATAAATCCTGATTGAACTTCTCTATTGCCTCCTCCTTATTTTCTACATAGTAGACAAAATCCCTTTTAGATTGTTTGTCTTTCTTAAAGTGAGCTATTACTCCATATAGCTGCTTCATTGTTTAAGATTCCTCCTTTATCTTAAAGCTTATTAATTGGTTACCGGTTTTATAATATATAATTCAACCAAAACACATATCCGGAACATCTATGTAATGATTACGTTAAAGGAGGTAAACTACTAATGAATGGTGTTAAGACATTCGCTAATTCATATCTGTATACAAGAATACCTAACTATGAAAGAGGAATCCTTGAATACGTTATGAAAGCAGATAGAATAGACAAAAATTCTGAAGCTTTCTTAGGAATCACTGAAGATGTAAAACGAAGACAGACCAGTGCTGTATTATCAAGAGTGCTTGTAAGAGATGATGTAGTACTCTGTATTTATAGTAAACCTATGCCGTCATCTTTTAAAGTCTTTGCATGTAAGGATGTAAAGACAGATAGAACAGTTAAGGTGTTTATTGACTGTACTGGTTTGATTACAGAGAAGAACGGTTACATGGTATGCAATAAGATAGATGTATTCTGTACTTATCTTATGTCTGCTATGACTAATATCGTTTACTCTAATGAACCAATAAGACTTACCAATAACTCTACTATCATTCAGAGTGGTACAGAATGCTTTGTAGCATTAGCCAGTCATATCTTTGACTACTTAAGACTTAATGGTTATGCGGAGAATCGTAAGAAGATCTCTTATATCTTAGCTATGTATTTCCAGGTAAGTTTACTTGGTCTTGATAGAGAAGATACAAGTGTAAAGAACTTAGCTGCGAAAGTATCTGGTATAGAGAAGAGAGATATCAACGCAATGGAAATCTACTATAACGATGAAGATCTTATCAATATAGATACTTTACTTAACTGCATTACAAGTACTTTTAAAACAAAAGGCATGAGTACTGATGTATTTGTAGATAAGTGGAACTGGTTCTATGGTTCAGGAACTCACTTTGCTTGTGAACTGTTTCCGGCTTTCTCTGAGATGGTTACCAATGCATATTGTGGATCATATGTAAATAACCAGAAGACTATAGAGAAATGTTGCGGAAGATCTATGGTAGAGTTCTCTACTGCTATTCTTAGAGTAGGAGGAGATGTAATAGACAATGGATTCAGATATGAGTCATGTCTGGATAGAGATTTCTATGATAGAGAGAAAACAGTATTACAGGAAACATTGAAAGAGGTAATATTTGGTGGCGGTAAGAAGATCAATAAAGATCTTATGCCAAGTCAGGAAGATATGCTGAGAAACAGTCCTGCTATGGCTAAGAAGCTTAAGACTATTGTAGAAGATAAGGAATATACTGATAAACAGAAGAGTTCTCAGGTTAGATTCTTCTTCTCTTCTAATCTTGCTACCACAGACTTCTTCTTTACTGGAGAAAGAAAGGGGTATAAAGGATCTATCTTATCTATCGTTAAGATAGGTGGCAAGTATCTCAATACTAAGGATAAAGACTTTGTAGTAAATCAGTTAGGAAGAGTAATAGTAAATATCTCCAAACGGTCTGCAGAGAACGATGTTATGTTTACTAGTGCTGATGCTAAAGCTATACTTAAGGATGCTAAAGAAGCCCTTAAGATTCTTGATCCAAGTAATGCTTTACTTAAAGAGTCTTTTCAACAGGAGTAAGCGAAGCCAATAAAGAAGCTTTATCTGAGATAGCATATATAAATGACTCTGGTGATGAAGTCCCAAAGAAGTGTACTAAATGCGGAGCAGATGTAAAGGTATTCTTAAAAGGAGAACCTGTATTTTTATGCACTGATTGTGGTAAGTACTTTGGTACTGTTCCATTTAAAGAGTCTGTATTAAGTGAGGGATTACTAAGAAAGAAGAATAAATCTTATAGTGTAGAAGTTGAGGATCTTAGTGTAGAAATTACTGATGCTAAGAATATCATCACCGCTAGAACTAAAGAGATTGTTACAAGATATAACAGAGATAACTCTACTAGGAATGTAATCCGTAAAGATATTGATTCTGTTATAAAGATCTATGGTAATGTAAACTATGATGGATATGATAAGAATAGAAACGTTCCTAAGTTAGTTAGTCATGTTAGTCAAGAGACTCCTTCTTCTATTACTATAATTGTATACGAAGGCTCTAAACCAATTAAAGTAGCTTTAAGTAAGATAGTGAAAAAAATAAAGAAGGATCTTATGAAAGACAAGATGATATCGTCTCTTCCAGCATTGCTTAAGATAAGTACTTTAGATGATGAAGCATCTATATACATTGAATTCAAAAAATAAAACACACACTGAATGACCCGGAGGGAGTTTTCAATTCCCTCAGGTCATTGCTCAGCATTACTTGTTACTCACAACGGAACCTGAGCAAGGTTCCGTTGCTTTTTGTTTTGCTCGCATTCATATTCCCTTCCTCCATACTTTCCGTATAGGTACTTCAGGCAGTCACCAGTATGCAAGCTTGACTGGATTCTCTTGGGGTGTCCTCACTTCCGACCAGCCACCCTTTCTCTAACTGGTCCATAGTGTAACGAGAGATATACTAACCTCTTGCCCCTTGCTGTTGGGATTCCATACATGTCTAACCCTTCGCTCCGAGCCGGTATTGCCACCAACTATGCATAAGCGTTATTCACTTTTGGAATTGCTGCTTTCTATCTCTCATTACACTTCTATAATATGTGATCCAAATTTTACACTTTTACTAATTACAAATCATTAGCTTATCTACATCTTTATCCAGTATCCTATGAAGATCATCTAGCTTATCCTTATCTATGAAGTATATCATTCTTTCAAACTCTACTATATTACCATAACCATCCTTTTCCATATGATCATGAGTCCATAACTGCTGGAATGGATATAGAAGATCTTTATGATTAGGAGTAAGTAGAGTAGGATATATAGAATCCTTAATCTCGCACACCTCACTTCTATTATCTGTTTCTTTAGTAACAGATTCGCTTCTAGAAAGAAGATTATATAAAGAGCTTACTGTTTCTACCATATTGTCGTTATCATATGCTATCTTCCACTCTTTGTTTCTATCCCAGTTTCTATACTTAGTTACTTTCTTCTGTAAGACATCTATAGGAGATTGAGCTAAAGAATAATAGAAGCTATTACTAAGCTTCTTCATTTCACTTACTACAGCTACTTCCATGTAGGAATATAACTCATGTACTACCGCATCTGGATCAAATATCCTAATCTCTTCATATGGTCTACCAAAGTCCGGATTACCATATGAATTTCTACCGTATACTTTGATTACCTTATTCTCATCGCATACAGCTACGTTATTCCTATCTATGCTTAACTCAATATCATCTCTTCCCTTAATAGGATATATAGAATACTCATCTCTATTTTGTACAGGAGCATTCTCATAACTATATACAGTGATATCTTCAAACTTAAACTTCTTATTCTCATCATTAAGATAATCAAAGAACAGTCTCATCTCTGGTACTTCATGATTAAGATAACCATGACTTTCATTATCAATACTATTTTGAGACCATCTTACAACAGACTGATAGCATTGACCATTTCTCTTTTCTACTCCTGCTGTAAGTACATCATTTCCTTTATCATCATGCTGGGTATAACTAATCTCTTTAACTTCTCCATTCTCTAAGGAATATAAGTACTCCTCTAAACAATATCCATAGTCTTCCATTCTAATCATATTTCTTAAGTCCCTTCTATAAAGATTAATAAAAAGTGAGAGTGATTGTAAAACCACTCTCACATATTGTTTACTTTGATGTCTGGTTTATAACCAGTACTATATACATAAGTATTGCTTTTTGATAAGAGTTCTGAGTTGAGATTCTACTCTTACGTCTTCTATAGTTCTCAGAGTTTTCATCCAACCATCCTGCTATTGTTTCTTTAAGTTCTATGATATACTTATCCTTAGTATTAGGCTTAGCCTTAATACTATGAGAGATAAACTCTACAGATGATATAGGTTTGCCACTATAGTTTCTCATAAAGTCACATATAAGGATATTGATAACTCTTCTCAATGCAGGTAAGTTATCGTTGTTACTTACTATGGCTTCCATGATATCCTTTATCTCAGTAGCCTTAATATTCTGATCCTTACACTTGTTGCATAATTGAAGAGATACAGAATTAGATACTAGATAGTTTACTGCATTCTCAGTATATCTAGCAGCTCTTTGAGCATCATTATCCGTTATACGGAACTCTGCTCCACTCTCTAAGTTGTCTGTCTCATAGTTTAAGTATAGCTTATTCTCATATGCATTATAATAGAGATTACTAATATTATACAAGAATGATCTTTCTCTATCTCTCAACTGCTGAATCAGTTTGCCGCATCTATCATCGTTTATCTTGTTAGATGTAGACTTAAGCTCCTCGCCATAAGTATCTAACCAAGTCATACACAATGATCTTATAGCTCCAAATACAGTACCATACTTTCTAAGATCGAATTTCTCAGTAAGCATATTGTTTACTACATAATCCATTACTGCTGGGTACTTAGACGGTGGAGCTAAAGGGAATAGTAAACCGTGTACTGAAGCATATAGCTTACCAGAGAATGCTAAGTATATAGTTACTATCTCAGCATCTTTTCTCTTTCCTTTTATAAGAAGATACCTTATACACATTAATAGTGTTTCTACATAAGGTTCTTTAGCACACTGAGGATTATAAGGTTCATTCCAGAAGAATGTATCCTCCATAATATCTATAACTTCTTTCTCAGTTATCTTCAATGCTTTAAAGATAGCATCTATATCATTCTGATTGAAATAGATTCTATCATAAGGTGCTGTAGCATACAGTAAGTCATAGTTCTTATTTATAAAGTCAGATATAACTTTCTTCAAAGCATTGGTGTTCTTTTCCATTGAGGTAGCTACTTTAGGATATAGCTTAGTAACTATAACAGATGTCACATTATCATAGCCCATTATTTCTTACCCTCCTTACATCATAATTATTATAGTGTTCTGGAGTAAGAAATAAACACTTAGGATAAGGGTAGGACTTAAGTCCTACCCTCTTTGGTATTTCTATTGTATTCCTCTATATAGATTTTGTACTCCTTTATCAGAGATTCACATTCTTTAATCTTATCTTCATACATTGGAACTGGGTTTTCTGTTATATTAAGATAAAACTTAGCTTCGTTAGTTCTAGCATACATTATCATTAAATCTCTTGAATTCTTTATTAGATACTTATAGTCAAACCACTCATCACCTAACTCATCGCAAGAATGAGATTGATATCCTAGAGTATTTCTTAAACCGCTGACACCTTTGAAAGCATCCATAAACTTCTCTTTGATTTTATCTGGAGTTACTGATTCTTTAATAAGATTGTCATACCACTCATCATCCACAACAGTACTGGCTAATGAATGAGCTCTTGCAACTTCTCTTATTTGCTCATCTGTTTGATAAGTATTATTGGTAATGAAGTATACTAGCTTGATTATCAAACTATTAATACTATTCATTGCAAAACTTAGTTCACTTGGGTTGAGATCTTCTTCCATTACTGTTAGAAAATCCTTCATGCATTTTTGAGATACTTCTCCTTTAGCAATATCATCCTTATACATATCATAGAAATCATTATAGATCATATCAATTTTTATCCTTTGTCATTATTCAATTTGTCAATATACCACTGAGGTGGTGTGTTACTATGACAGTAAGTTCCATTCTTTACACTCTCTATATACTCCTTAAGTTCTGCTATCTTCTTCTCATACCTTTTGATCTGCTCTTCAAAAGAAGCTATAATATCATCTGTCATATTCAGCTTGAACTTAGCTTCATCTGATCTAGCATACTCTCTAAGAAGATCATATATATTGTCCAGTAGATATCTTAGATTGAACCACTTATCATCTAATCTATCTCCAGATTCTTCTATCCTAACCTTAATATAAGGTAAGAATATAAGAGCATTTTCATATTGCTCTCTCATAATTTCCTCTGTTATATTATATATAGAGGTATTGTCATCAAGAGTAAATACTCTACACTCTATCATAGTACATGCTGTAGATATCTCAGATATCTTATCTCCTACCTGATACTCATCGTCATACATGTACAATAAGATATCAACGAACAGATCTCCTATTTTGCCTTCTATAGCATCGATTCCGAGTTCATATTCGTCTTTTATAATAGATATAAGGGTCTTAGCCATATTTGGCGTAATAACCCCTTGACCTATTGCATCTTTATTTTCGTTTACAAATTCATCAAATACCATAGTATTTCATATTCTCCTTCTCTAAATTCCACCAACTTTTTGGTGTGTTATACAAGATTTCAACATTCTTTATTGCGTCATCACTATAAGCATATCTCATAAGAAATACTCTTACAAACTCAGGATCTCTTAATAACTCAATATTAGCCCATGCTGCAGGAACTTCTGATGGAAAATCTCTATAATCCATATGCGTTTCTTTAACAGCTTTTGCTAATCCGACTTTATAGCACTTAGGTATACTCTCTGTCAATTTGATTAGAGTATTAGTCTTTTTAATCTTAGTCAACATTGCGCTGTTAGTTCTGATTGTAGTAATCCAGGATCTATCCTGATTCACAGTCTGCTGAAATCTATATTTAAGCAAATGTGCAAATAAGACAGAAAGAAAACCTTCATAATCACCTGCCTTCTCTTTGGAATCCTCCTGTATAGCCTCTATATTCTCATTAAAAAATTCATCGGTTATACTTCCATCTTCTATAGATTCAATTAATCTATCTGCTTCATTTATAATAACCGGTACTGCTACATGATAAGGGTTATCACTACTTACCGTAATACCAAGTTCATCAAGTAAAGCATAAACTTCCTCTGTTGTTGGTTCTGTAGTGCCAAGATTCTCTATAATCAACTGAGACAATCCACAAGACTGAATCAACTTGTTGAAGTCCTCATGTCTCATATCATAGATACCTTTCTCTACTTCTTCATCACTGATCTCTTGTGTACCAATAGAATCAATGATATTAATACAGTCTTCTAATAACTGCTTTGTACTCTCCTTCTTCACTTTTTTGTTCTCCTCTTTCTTCGTTGTCTCTTTATTCAAATTTCCATATATCATAACTTTTATACCTTCCTTTCGTTACTATAAATTTATAGTATATTATTACAAATAAGTGGGTATAGGTTTTTCACCTATACCCACCATACTATGGTACAATAATCCCGTCTTCAAGCAATTCTTCTATAGCTTTATTGATTCTTACATATGATTCATGTATATTCTTCATACTGAATCTTACCTTAGGTTCTCCTCCTATAGAGTATGAACTAGCGTAATTTGATAACACAATCTTCATTTCAGCTATAGGCATACTGTCAATCAGATCTATCATCGATTTTGACATTTCTTCGTATCTAAAGAGCTCTAATTTCGTATAATCTGGTTCAGGTAAGCTAAACATTGTAGTAGTGAACAGTATTGAAACACTATCAAACATCTTACAATAGATATCTATCATATTTTGTTCTATTAACTCTAAACCAGACTTAATGAGGAATCTATTAACCCTCATTACGTTCTTATTCTCTTTGAATGAAGACTTCCTAAGCATAGCTAAGTACTTAGCGTTATCTAATCCTATAATAGAAGACAATGCTAATACTGTCTTAAGATTAACCCTAAAGCTAAGCTCCATAAGCAAGTCTCTTATAACCTGATTACAATCAGTAGCTGAATGTAAAGCAATGTAATCGTATGCTAACTTGTTACAACATATAACCTGATGCTCATTCAAATCAAGGTTATTAGCACATGCTACAAGATTACTCAAGAATCTTTCATTAGTGAATAATCCTTGAGCTACTGCTCTAGACTCACTACTTGCTAAAAACATATCATAGTTCAATATGACATCATACTGTCTATAGATAATATCCTGTATCATACTATCAGACAATGATGATATATCACTCAACTGTGCGAGTAGAGTACCCATACTAAGTTCTACTGTAATAAACTTAGGTATAGACTTCTTTACTTCTTTCTGACCAAAGTCATCGTCTAACTTCATTAAGCTTTCAAACATAACACATACCTTCTTCTCTGTTATTTATCTTACTAATAGGTGGTTGACTGTGTAAAAATAAAAGTACGTAATATCATAAAACCAGAGGTGTCAATGTAACACCTCTGGCTTATACCTCTATCAGTTTTAATAGGATCTAACTCCACTCAGTTATATTCAATTGTAATATTTTATATTAAAAGTCCTAAGGACTGTTATCAATATTCGTCATCTATAGACGCAACACTTTTACCGGTGCTACTTAAGTAGCTATCTATTCGTTTGATATAGTTAGTAAGAACATTCCCACCCTTACCTCTATAGTTCTTTAATGATGCATATAGATTACCGTTATTCTTATCTATAAGATAATCTAAATAGTATACCATCATTTCTAAATTAGTGTCACCATCTAGAGCCATACTATGACTATAGTTATCTCCATTCATTAAGTCTTCATATACGAACTTACCAGTTCCACTTAAGAATTGTCCATAGCCTCTGGCTGTTGATGTAGTACTAGTGCAAGTCTCATCACCATCTGACTCAACCATACATATTGAAAGAACAAGATCTACATCTATATTCTTTTCTTCTGCCACCTCCTCTAAGTTGATTAGTTGGTCATAAGTGATGTCAGTACGAGTACCTTCATCTGGTCTAATAATACAATACTCGTATTTGTCAAACAACTCTTCTCTCTGTTGATATTGTTGAATTGTCTGATAATACTCTTCATTGGACTCTGCTAAACTCTGAGACTGTTCGTCTAACTCGTTTACCAGTTCATTTAGTCCGATAATAGTATCCTCACATGAATAGGCATACTCAACATTTGTTACATATTCAGTATACAGCCCATCATATGTAGCATACAGTTCGTTGTACTGATCGATCAAAGCCAAGTTATCAGATTCAAGTTTGTTATAATCGGCTTCAACCTCAGCAAGTTTAATGGCATTATTTCCTCCTGCTATAAAAGCAGATGCAGCGATGACTAAGCAGAAAACACAGAAGATCTTCATAAGAAACATGTTCCTCATAAGTGTTTCCTGCTTGGTACTGATTCTTTGTGTTGTGTTGCTCCTCGTTAATAGTAATTCGTTTGTCATGATATTTTCCTCCTCGACAAATCAAAGAAAAACAAGTGATGTAAAACATCACTTGTTCTCCTCGTTACTTGCAGAGTTAGACTTACGTCTGTTTTCTTTCTGTCTCTGCTGTTCATAAGTTTTCTGGTCTGATTCGCTCAACGGATCATAGAAAAGTCCCATGTCTCCCTGTTCACAAATCATTCCTACTTCTTTAGCCATGAAGTTTCTCCTTTCATGCATTTATATAGTATATCATTATTTCTAATGATGTATACTTTTATCTTACACTCTAGTGTTTTGGCTGCAGACATCTGTCTATATAAACAACCGATACTGTCGGATTTGATTATTATCACGATTTACTTTTATGTTTAAAAGCGTTAGTGTAATGTAAAGAAGTAGTACTGTAGTATCACAGTACTACTTCTAGTGTTTTTATAGCTGTAAGATATTAGTATAGTTTACCCTAGTTCTACCAAATCTCTTGATTCCAACACTGTCATATACAAAACCACCTACATTATCGTTTACGATAGTATTGTAGTCAATAAGATCAAGTAGCCAATCAGGTACCGCTACATTAAGAGGAATTGCTATACTATCAATACCTCCTTTGAAAGCCTTCTGCTCCATTAGCTTCATTGCTTTCTCATATACATCAGGATGCTTATCCTTTATATCAAGTAAGGTATTAGGATTGATCTTTACCTTAGCTATATCTACGGCATTTCTTTCATCAAGATTGATAGCCTCTAATGATTCATCTCTCAATGCATTCCATACTATAGATGCTTTAATGCCTTGTATCCTCATTGGATCTTGATATGAAGAAGCAGCCTTGATAGTTACAGGTTTATAGAACTCTTTAGAGCCATCATACAAAGAGTTGATGATCTTCTTCTCCAGTACAGCAACATGCTTAATTATCTTAAACTGATCTATACTAGGGGTATTCAATATATCCTCATACAATATCTTCTTAAGAGCTTCTCTCGTACTTTCAGACATAGAAGACTTAGCCATAGAAGCAATACCTTTGATATCAAGCTGCTCATCTTCCGGAACTCTATTACCTTCCTGAACTTCCTGTAATGTAGCGTAAGACTTCTTAACAGGTGTCATCAATAATCTTCTCATGAGAAACTCGTTCTTACTAATGATCTTACACTTTCTTATATCATCGCTTCTATATGAGTTATTGTTGAAGCAGTACTTCATCATATAGTCGTTTACAAGCTTATCTAATACATAAGCTAAGATATTTAGGATACTATGTCTTATATTATCCTGAGGAAGTACTACCAATGGATTAGTAGTATGCTTAAGCTCAATCAACTCATCAGAGAAGAAATCGTAATCATACTTAGTCTCTATATCTTCGATAACCTTATTAGAGCCATCTGTTATGTCACCAAACTCATCCTTCTCTATCTGATATATTGCATCTTCTGCTACTTTCTTAATAGGAAAGTCTATATCCTTAAGGTGTTCGAGATTATATCTATACCAAGCATCAAGAGATATAATGGTACTATCTGTATCTGATACTAATATAACTGACTTGATCATATTGTCGCATCTGTCTGTTCTGTCAATATACATATACCTATAATACACATACTCTCTCATAAGTTCAGTTAACTCATCAAGCATAGGAATTACATTCTTCGGTGGCTTATTAGGATTCATGAATGGCTCATCAAGATTCTTCATGATTGTCTCAATAGATCTTCTTAATGTACTATTTTCCATGAACTCATACAAGTTATTCTTATAGTAAACTCTATTGATATCCTCCTGAGATAAATTCTGTATTGCCTGCCATATAACCTCTAACTCATTATTGTCTGGTATCCATCTATAACCACAACTCATTACTACCTTAACGAAACAATCTACTACTGTTACATTATGGTCTAATACTACTCTGTCATTATATCTTCTATTCGGTTTCTCACTCATTACGTTCTTTATAAAGGTAAGAACCTCATTAACACTTCCAAACTTAACGTTATTCGCTAAGAAGCTTTCGAAGAACATTGTCATAGATGATACAAGACTTCTACCAGAACTAGTAACACTAGTAGCGACGTTAATATTGTATACAAGACTCGTATACATTCCAAGTACGCCATAGATCTGCTTTGTTACGATCGGATTCGCTACATCCAACCTTCTAACGTTTTTCTCGTTATGCACTGACTATATCTTTACCATATGAGAATAATCTCACTTAGGTAGACCAGGTTTCGAGTACGCTTGTACCCTACAGAAAGCTATCATGAATGATAGCCGACGCCAAAAAAATTCTTAGTCGATGAACCTACAAATATCTTACGATATTTGGCTGGCTGCTGATTGGACATTGTAACGGAAGTACTTAGGCTTACTATCACCATATACCATATCTAAACCTTTAACTTTTGCTTTCGCTTCCTTATAATAAGGCATTTAGATCATTAGCCCTTCCCAGAAAATTTCTTGATCTTATCACCTAACCCTTTCGAGCTAGGGCGGCAGTTATATAATACCAATATAGTATTATTCCGTACCGTTGGCGTCGATTTTGTCGAGCTGCTGGAGTAGGTTATACTTTTCAAAGTCTTCTGAACCTTTTGGATACTTAAACATCATTCCTTTATCTATCTGACGTTGATCAAGGAATCCTTGTACAACAACGGCTAAAGGATTAGGTACCTTTCCATGATGCTTAAACATAGTTCCGAAAGCTGTTACTATAGGCTCTCTTTGGTTGATGTAGTCTGATACTGCTAAGAGAGTCATATCAGTAGTTTTATTAGTATAAGAATTAACTACCTTGCAACCAGAATTTTTGAAACGTTTCTTTATTGAGTAATCTAATACTGGTTGTAGGTCATCATCTGATACATTAGGTAACAACAATCGAATACAATCAGACATATTCTTCTTGTATGCCTGTATGGTTGGACTGTCTGTTATAACCATTAAATTTTGTCTCCTTTCTTTTCTTATAATACCTTTATAGGTTATTTCCCAATGATCTCCTTTCAATCCCATTATTACTACTATGTCCAACTTGTAATATGATTCTACTCGTTTTAGTAATCTTTAACATTATTGTAATTCAAGAGCTTATAAAGCTCACAAATAATAATCTTAAAAGGAGGCAATTATACTATGAGTATCTATGGTAGTGACGTTATCGGTTCTGTAACCGAAAATGTAGATATGACAGCTCTTGTAGAGAAATTCTTATACGATGATATCTCCAGAGGATCAGATGAACAGATTAAAGAGTTCTGTGCGTCCCCTGAAGCACAGGCGTTGCTTGAGAAAGGCGTATTTAAGAAGCCTACATTAATGAGACTGGGAAAGGCTGATGACCTGAAGCGTAGAGAGAAGCTGACCGCATTTGAGCTGGCTAAGCAGAACAACGATCCGCTCTGGAAGAAGCTGAAAGATAACCGGAAGAAAGAGAAATCCCTTATTGCCAAGATCATGGCTAAATACGGGAACAAAGCGAATAAGATCAGTAAGATCGCTCAGAAAGACTACATCAAAGCAGCAAAGTCTGTTAAGTAGTATGATACCGCGTGACCGGATCAGAACAGCATAAAGCCTGTGGGTTGTTAATCCACAGGCTTTAATTTCAGATTTCGATAAAAAGGTGGAGGTCCCTCCGGACTTGTCCAGGGTCCGGAGGGAAATGTCCTAAAGCAAGAACACAATGGAAATTGTTAAGGCACTCGGCAAAGTAACCCTTACAAATATGTTATAGAGTTTTGTTACTTTCTATATCTATCATACACTCTTACTTCTACATCATCTACATCTTTAAAGGTTTCTTTAAGTATAGTTATTAACCACTTTCTCTCTGGTTCTTCTTGTATACCTAAAGCATACTCTATACCTAGAGAAGCTTGGTATTCATGACATAGATTACATATCTCTACTAATGTTTTAGTATAAGCAAGTTTGTTTATCTTACCATCTTTTTCCTTACAGAATGCATTAAATATAAACTTCTCTTTGTCTACATAGACTAGTTGGATATCTCCCAATAGTTCACGAGCAGAATACATCCAGACTCTTTCATTATACTCCTTATATGCATCAGGGTATAGTTTCTTTACCTTCTTAATAAATCCATACTTGTTATCTCTAACTCCTACTGGATTAAAGATAATATTGATCTCGTCTTTAGATGTGTATACGTCTCCACTGAAGTATTTTATCATATATCTGCCTCCTTATAGTAATACAAATAAGAGGTAGGATTATAATAACCCTACCTCAAGTTTCCTTATACCGTCAAAATATATGGAATATTATCGTTCGCTGCAGATACATAGGAGTTTTTCATTTCATCGATAATATTATCTCGCTTACCCGCTTCTTGTTCTAACTCTCCAAGCTTAAGATCTATGTTTACATAGACTGTTTCCAATCCATCTACATATCTCAAGTTCTTTTGCAAGAAATTAGCTACATCAGCCTGAGCTAAAGCTTCAAAGGTTTCCATCTTTGTAGGGGAGATAGTATTAAGATTAGGATGCTGTACTAATAGATCTACAACAAACCTCTTTAAGTTTACTGTAGTTCCACCAGCTCCTGTAAGCTTTAGCTTATTGGGATAATCAAAGTCAACGTATATTCCTTGATTGTACAGACTCTGTAGATCAGCCATCATTTGATATCCCATTATAGTATTAAACTCACAAGCAGGACAGCCTATATAGTTAGGAGTATAGTATCCATAACCTCCTGTCTGTGCTACTGATAAATTCTGAGCACTAAAGTCATTCCAGTCTATATCACTTACCCCCAATAACTTCAATCCTTGTAAGTATTCATCTTTAATATAGTATACTCTAATACCATTCTCTACTCTTTGATTTGTGGTCTTATCATTTACTTCAAATCTTATCTTGTGATAGAAGTATCTAGAGAACGTAACTAGAGTATCCTCCTCTATAATCTTAGCCCATGCTGATTTGTTTAGTGTCTCTGGTAAGTGAGGTGTTAGCGGTATAAGACCGAGTCTCCACTCTATCTTATTGAGTAGGTCGGTCATCTTATTACTAGCTGCCATAAAGGTATCACCTCATTCTCTCTTTACTTTTCAAAGTACGACGATACATCAGAGCAATAGTTCATGATCTCATTATGGATATAATTCTCCAGATTGATGACCATGATATCTCCATCTGCTCCAGTAAGAGTAACAGTAGAGTTGTTCTCATTGATCTGGATATCCTTATACATGAAGTCAAAGCTCTCTCTCATATACTTAAGATTAGCAGACTCTGATCTGATATAGTTCAGAACCTCCTGATTGGTAAGTGGAATGACAAGAGACTTTCCTTCTATATCATAATCTTTATCTCCTACAGACTCCGATACAATTCTTTGAGTATATGCTCCCGGATGAGAAGGATAGATTACCTGATCCCAGGTAATAACCTTAAGGTTCCTTACCTCTGCTCCTCTTCTAGTATTCTCAATAGAGCCTAATGCTCTTAAGGACCATGCTGGTTTATCTCCATCTGCTAAGTCAGCCATGAAAGCTTTACCGTAGTCATTGTTTGTTCCGGTGAATCTTCCCCAGACATTGTCTCCTTCTGTCCATAACTTAAGGAATTTAGCACATGTTCTACTATCATCGATAGTCTGCTGTCTTACTAACTCCTTAGACAATGGATGTCCTAACTCTGCTCTTAAGTATCCTGCATTTAAGAGTTCAAGAGTTCTAGGAGCTGTAAGCTGTGGGAACAATTCTTCCTTAGGGTAGAATCGTCCATTTCTATTTCTTTCATCTGCTGTCTGGAGAATGCCTTCGGCTACTATTTTTCCATTTTTAGTACCGACTACATTGGTTACCTCGGCTGAGGTAATGCCAGATTCACAGATAATATATCCAATTTTCTTTGGAATCATAATATTATCTCCTTTCCGTCTTTAAAATACCAAGTTTCATATTTATGAAGATGTTAAGGTCTACTATTTTAGTGGGGTTTAACAATAGAATAATCTAACAAAGTGAAAGGAGAGAGGTGTTATGAGACATCATGTAGACTATGGTTTGGTTGAACGAAGAGCCAAATCAGTTTCTTCTGAATACGATAGTCATGATTGCAAGTTGTATTTAGAAAGAGCAGTAGAATCTACCAAGAAGAACTCTAATACTAGACAGAGAGATGTGGATAGATTCTTTTCTGAATGCATGAATCCGTCTAATGCTAATACTTACTATAAGTATTGCTTAGAGTTTATAGCAGAAGAGGAAGATCCTAAGTATGCTAAATCTCTTACAGAGAAATTTACTGATAGGATTCTTCCTTATATAAAGAACGTAGAATGGGTAGGTCATATTCTTCCTAGATACGCTATGAGTTTTCATGAGAATTCTATGATAGAACACGCTGTAGAGCAATATAAGTCATGTGATTGTATTCTCAATGATCATGCTTATTTACAGGAGAAGTCTGATATAGATTCTGTAGTAGAGTCTTGTAAAGGCAAAGGCACTCATAGACTTTCTCTTAAGATCTGCAGTATTGTAGATGAGAACTCTGTAGGGTTTAGCCCATGCCAGAAACTTGCTACTAGTCTTGAGGAGACTTCTTATGTATTACAGAAGCATGGGATTAAGTATAATCCTCAGGAGTTAGTAAAATACGTTACTGAGTATTATCTTACTAAGAAAGGTTTATCTGGTAATGATAGATATGCTTGTATGAATGTACTGGCTGAGTGCTCTATGATTAACGATACTGATCTTGGTATGGTAGGTTACTTATATGAGGATGGTATTGACTATGTACCTACCATCATTAATATGCTCAATAACTTTATCAAGTCTGAGGATAAGGACTTAGATAAAGACTTTGGTGCTGTTATAAGAACTATGCCTATTGGGTATATTCATCAGAGAGAAGAGTTCGTTAATACGTTTGGCAATATACTTCTCTTCATTAAGGACTATATGCTTACAGATGATTACGATATCAAGCAGATAGTAGAGATACTCAATACTATACCGAAGAATGTAATGTCCCAGATGAAAAACGATACATGGCTCTATACTAGAGATGAACTTGATACTCTCATCATGCACTATAACAATGCAATAGAAGCTATTGATGTAGATCTTGCAGATCATCCAGATAAAGAAAGAGTATCTAAGCTTATAGCTCTTAAGGATTGTTATAGTTCTTCTATAGAGAAGATAGCTAATATCAGAGATGTATGCTATACTGATGAAGTAATCAATAGAAGAAACTTAATGATGGAAGCAGTATTCTCTCCTAAGTCTCATGCATATTACTTAGAAGAGTTCAAGGTATTCAAGTTCCAGAATCTTATCAGTGCTGCTATAGAAGCAGATAAGTTCATCAAGGGTAAAGGCAAGAAGTTGATGGATAAGATAGCTGGTAAGATCACTCCTATTAGGAAGAAGATCTTAAAGGAGACCGAAGTATTAGGAACTCTTACCGAGTATAATACCTCTGATATCTGTGTATGTAGCTATAAGATACTTGATGAATCAGACTTCTATCAGGTGCATGATATAATGACAGAGGTATGTGAGCAATTAAACAAGAATGTCTTTGGAGAAGATTCAGAGATTAAGGCATACTATGTAGTAAATCCTGATACTGTAGAAGTACATCTTGAAGGATATTCTACTGTCATTCTTTCTGATGATGAGGAAGAAGAAAAGAATGATACATTCTCTGATGAAGACATGATGAGAACACTTGAACTTGATGAGATGGCTAAGATATGTGATTCGTTTGATGTAGATGTATATGGAAGTATTGCATCTACTATAGAGTCTAGTATCAAAGACATTGATGCAGAGAGATTCTCTTCTATTATAGAAGCTTCTCAGTATGTAGATCCTATTAGTGCAGAGGATATAGCTCATATGCATACTCTCTATACAGAGAGTCATACAAATGATTCTTATACAGAATCCAGTAATATCAATGGTAAGATCAATAACTGGAACTATCAGTCTGCTCCTTTAGAGTTGCAGATGGAAGCTTGTAATATTATTCTCTCCTTATTGGAGTCTGATGAACAGAAGAAGGCAATCAATAAGAAGAAGGAAGAAGAGAATAATAAGAAATCTATCAAGGATAAAATAAAGGAGAAGATTCCTGATAAGGATAAGAAAGATGATAAGGTTAAGATGGATAGACCAGATGAATCTGGTAAGAAAGATCCTCATAATCCTTTCTCTGGCGTAAACCTTGCTTCCCTTAAGTTATACGCTAATGGTATTAAGGCTAAGATGAAAGATCTTAGTAGTAAAGAGAAGGAATGGTCTAAGACTCTTGATATGGAGTTTAATAGATTATACTCCTCTTGTAAGAATGCTTTAGTAAGTGATAGAAGAGAAGCTATTATTAAGGGTTCTATTATTCCTTCATTCTCAAGATGCATCAAGTTTGGTATTGCTATTGCTGGTCTTACTGCTATAAACCCTGTTGCTTCTGCAGCAACTGTTGTTGGTGGTGTAGCTATGTCTAAGCATCTTACTAAGAAAGAGAGATTACTCTTACTTGATGAGATTACTACAGAACTTGAAGTAGTAGAGAAAGAGATATCTATAGCAGAACGTAATGACAATATGAAGAAGTATCGTAAGCTTCTTACTTATAAGAAGGACTTACAGAGACAGTATCAGAGAATCAAGTACAATACCAGAATTGGTAAGGACTTAATGCCTGATTCTAATATAGGTGTTGCTGGTGGCAATGATTGATAAGAGAAAGGAGGTTAGATGTCTATGGAACTGATGAGAAGAAGATATGTATTGTTTGAAGATGGAGAAGATGACAATGCTTCTGCTACAGATAACAATGCAGATACAGGAGGAGATACAGATACTACTGATACTGGTGATGATAATGCTAATGATGACTCTACTGAGGATAACAATGATCAGAATGATGATACATCAGATGAGAATACTGATGATAACAATCAGGAAGATGATAAGAACTCAGAAGATGATGACTATAATATAGATACAGAACCAGATCAGGATGATAATGATGATACCGGAGATGATAATACAGACGATAGCGGTGATACTTCTGATGACTCTATGGGTGATGAGAATACTGATACTGAAGAGAAAGCCTTAGATAGAGACTTGTTTGAGACTCTATCTGATAGTGAGAAGCAGAGAAAGATTTCTACACTCAAGAAAATGTTCTTTGAGCTATATGGTAAGTGTAATGCTTTGATTGAAAAGTTCAACCAGCTTACTGATGACTCTAATGAAGACTTCAAGCCTGTTATCAAGAGAATACTGACCATCATGTATGATCTCAAAGAGTATATCAGCTACTATTTGATGAATGTTTATGATAAGAGTTCTTATATAGAGAACGATATTACTTTCAATAGATACTTATCAATACTCAATGGTATCAGACTCACTGTAGAGGAGTTACATAAGCAGAAAGAGAAGGATAACGCCTCAAAGTAACATATTAAATCTTCTGTTAAACTTTACAAACAATAACATTATTGTAAAAGATTAGCCCGTAAATTTCCGCTTCATGGTGGAATCTAGGCTAAAACTTACAAAAATTATCTTATGAAAGGAGATAAAGGTTATGCCTATTGGTGGAACTAGACAGAATACTGTCGCAGGTACTTCCTATCGGAAGGACCCATTATATTCATTTGCAAAGGCTTTTTGTGAGACCGCAACCCATATTCTGAATGAAGATGGTACAGATATCTTTGAAGAGCCGACTAAGGTTATGCGCCGGGCTTCTACCAAAGAGACCATGAAGCGTTTCTTTGTAGAGGACTCTGTTGATACGAACAACAGCGAGTTGGAACCGGATGACATCGAAGATTCCCAGGAGATGATGGAGGAGCAGTTCGAGAACGACTGCCATGCTATGTTTGAGCACGCACCTCTTACAGAGTACAATCCGGTCGTTGGTATGGCTTTGCCTATCCATAAGCTTATTCTTATGAACAACGTATTCGACAAAGGCGGTATTCAGAAAGTGACCGCAGTACAGCCGAAGTTTACTATCTCTCTTGAGAGACGTATCCTTGTGACTCCGGAAGGAGAAGAGCTGGATATGTTCCTGGATCAGAACAAGATGACGGCTGCTATTGATGCTACAAACCCGATGAAGGACTTTGAGCTTACACTTCCGCAGACAGAGGAGGATAATGATATCCTCGGAGAACTCGGCGGCACTTCTCTTGACAGTCTTGGCATCGATACATACATCTCCGCTGTAAAGGTTGAGAACGTTGTGATCGAAGCAGGTGACATTCTTCCGGATGATGATGGTTTCATTGAGAAGGGTGGACAGATTGCAGATGAAGAGAAGACCACGGACGTATGGTTCCATACGAATATCCGGTTTACACCGAACTACGGCGGACCGAATCATTTTGAAAGAACCGTTATGCAGCCGCTTACCATTAACTGCAAGCAGAAAGTAGACGGAGCTACGAAGCAGGTAGAGATCAAAGAAGCGATCTCCGGCTCTATGAACAAGAACAAGTTCAACATCTCCGCTACCTATGGAAAGATCACGGCAGTTAAGCTTTCCGCAAAACTGGATACAAGCAATGCTATGCTTGAGACCTGCCAGGTTAAGTGGAAAGTTGATACCGACCTTGTTGAGATTCCGACAAACATTCCGATCAATACGACCATCAGCCCGAGAGAGGTAAAGGACCTGGCTGCTATGTACAACGTAAATCAGCTTACTAAGCTGATGGGTATGTTCAAGAACGCTATGTCCAACTACAAGGACGATCACATCAAGATGGAGCTGGACAACAGCTATAAGAGAATGGATGAGAGAACCTCGTTCTGGGGTAAGTTCGACTTCGCTCCGCGTGACGGATACGCACTGGATCATGTTGAATGGAGACATAAGACGTTCATGGATTTCCTGGACGGCTATGTTACCAAGATGCTTCAGGTGCTGAATGATCCGAACATGACGGTTACTATCTTTGGTGATCCGGAAATCGTTCGTAAGATTACTCCGAAGGAGTACAGTTATCAGGCTCCGGCTAACATTGGACCGGTTACTCTGGATTATACCCAGACTATCGTTAATACTTCTGATAAGAGAGTATACAACTTCATCGGTTCCGACAAGATGAGAGGTACCCAGCAGCTTATGGTTCTTCTGAACCCGCGCAATACGGATCGTATCATCTACAGAATCTATGATTACCAGTTATACATCTCTAACGAGATCAGAAACATTGCGAACCCGGCTCTTCCGGCAATCCATGCTTACGAGGATTGGAAGTTCGTTGAGTACCAGCCGGTACAGGGACGTATCCAGATCCTTAATCCTACTGGATTAGTTGAAGCTTAATATTGAATGATCGCAGCTTGATGTTGGGGTAGGTCCACAAAGACCTACCCCAATATATTTTTATCGTTTAAACTTCGAAGTAATTTAGAAGAAAGGAGAGAAACGTATACTATGGCTATAGTAGGAGAGTTAGTTAGAGATAAACTCAATGCTGCATTTGCTGCTAGTACATCTGGTGATACAGTAACTGTAGATACTAAGAGTATCAGAAATATCCTTAATGAACTATTTCCTAACAGAACTTGTTATGATGTAGTGTATACTGAGAATACTGATAAGGTATTCTTTGGTGTTATGATTAACCCGACTATAACACCTGAAGATCTTATCAATATCCTCTTTAAAGATGATGATATTGTAATCAATAGATACTCTGTAGAGATAGACTCTAAGTTATTGAGCATTGGGTTGACAGCAGAAGAGTTATCAGCTTATGTCTTAAATGAAGTAAGCTCTATGATAAACAACGCTGCACCTATCAATGAAGTAAGAAGTATTATTGATCTTTATATTGCTGATGAAGATGAGAATATCAGTATTAAGGATTCAGTAAACTATTCTCAGATACTTATCTTTGCTATCAAAGATGCTTTATCTAAGATTACTTCATCTATGTACAAAGAAGATGTAGAGGATGTATTATCCAATCAATTCATCAATTCTGCAGATTTACGCGATTCCTTAATGACTGCACTGATGAAGGTCAGAACAAGCGTTTTTGGAATTGGAAGCACTGTGAAAGAACCTAATTTGGTGCTTATAAAGTGGGCTTTTGGAGTTTACAAAGACGTAAAGCACAATGGACCATCTGCTATTGATACTCTTAAGGACGCTATGCAACTTACTGGTTCTAAGTTGTTAGCTGCAGAAACTAAGAAGACTATAGAGTCTCTTCAAAGAATAGACTCTGATATAGTAATAGAATCTGCTAAGATCTTAAGAGAAGCAAAATCTGGTGGATTGTTCAATAACTTAAAGAGAAATGGTCTTAGAGCTATTGAAGACGATCTATATGAGTTTACTATCAGAGTAAAGAATGCTGATACAGAAGAGGAAGCATTCTATGCTCTCAGACAGATCAATACTAGGATTAATCTTCTTGAAGAGTATATCTATAGTACAGACGGTTTATCCGAAGCAGAGGTAAAACGTTGGAGAGATCTGGCTATGAAATATAGAGAGTTAAGAGAGATTCTCTCTAAGAAGAAGATTATAGATAGAAGACAGTATGGATTGTTCTTCAACTACGATGAGTTAGATGATCCTCAATATCATGGATAACTGGTAGATAAAGAGGTGTACATAGTACACCTCTTATATTTTCAAAGGAGGTATATTATATGGTAGTATTGAGAGAAGAGTATAATGAAGCGGAAGAAGTAGTCAAAAAAGAAAAAGAGTACATGGAGTATATTGAAGATCATCTGGCTAACGTAAGGAAAGCTTACCAGAATCTCTTTGTTTCTAAAATGGATGAGATAGAGACAGATAGTGTCTCTAATGAAGAGATGAAAGAAGCGATAATGAGTATAGAAGATGATGTATCACAACATGATGCAAGTAAAATGGGTGATGAAGAGTTTCCAGCCTATAGAACTAAGTATTATCCAACTAAGCAAGAGGAGGATAATATGAACGCAGATCCAGTATATAAGGATCATATAGAGGATATGTATAATAAAGCATGGGAACATCACTTCATGAACAATAACCACCATGCCAAATACTGGAAAGTTGAAAATAATCAATTTCAGAAAAATAACGATCCTAAAGAGATGACTTTAGGTGCTATTATTCACATGATTTGTGATTGGCAAGCTATGTCTTATCATTTCAAGAGTAATATACTTGATTGGTATGAGAAAGATGCAGATGAAGAAAAAGGTGATCTGAACTATACTACTAGAAAGATAGTAGAGGAGATATTGTATACTGTATGTGAACGGTAATCATAAACCCTTCTGTCATATATTATATACTTGTACTAATGACTGACTCGTGGAAGGGGAAGTCAGAGAAAAAGTAGTAACAGGAGGGATACTAAGATGAAGACCATTATTAGTGTTTGTAAGTCAATTTTTGAAAAATTGATCTTCATGCTAAGTAAATGTGGGGGTGAAAAGGAAGACGACGACGATTGGATGGACGAACATTCAACGTACGGAGTGGAGAGTCGTAGAAGGAATCGAAGACGCTCTAAACGTTCACCATAATTTTTCTATTCATTAGTACACAAAGCATAATCGGATGTGGATATTATATCCACATCCGATCCCTTCTTCTATTTGTTTTTACTTGTTAGTATTCTCAGTGTTAGAATTACCGTTCTTCTTATTCCGGTTTTTCTTTTTTCCAGACTTAGAAGATGACTTTACAGATTCAGCAGCTTCATTCTCAGAATCTGAATCTGACTCTTTCTGAACAGAAGTATCTTCTTTATCATCCTGAGATGCAGACTCTTCATCCGTATTGTCATCATCTTCAGCTTCATCGGCAGATCCTTCGTTTTCTACAGAAGTATCTTCAACAGAAGACTCCTCTGTGTTATCAGGAGAAGGATTGTCGTCAGTACCAGAGACTTCTTCTGAAGCACCCACTACCGTGTCCTTTTCCTTCTCCAAGATAGCTTTATACTGTTCTTCGCTGATATGCTCAGATCTATGCAATCTATCAAGATTGGACGGAGTAACTCTCTCCGGATCAGATTGCATATAGAACTTTCTATATACAGCGCCGTACTTCATACACTGTAATACCTCTTCCTTAGTTAAGGAAAGATTTGTAGCCTTAAAGATAACCTTGCCTTTGACAATGTTCTTAATCGGTCTACGAGGAATAACAGTGTACGTATAAGTTTCTGCAAGTGCCATAACTATTCTACCTCCTACCGATCTTAATCGTCATCCCCGGATACAAGATCAATAAGGTCGGAATCTCCCTCTTCGTATCCATTGCCGGACTCTCCTACCGGAGTCTGATCATCGTCGTCGATGCTGCCCATAACTGAGTCCATATCATCGTTCACATCAATGTCATTGTCGTCATCAGAGGTCTCTCCACCCTCTTTGGTGGAACACTCTTTGGTTGAGCCGCAGGCTGCCTCAATGATCTTATCTGCTTCACCTTCTATGTCCTCGTTATCCATCTTAACATCCGGACCTTCTCCAGTCAATGCAGATGTATCTTCCGGCTCATTGTAGTCCTTATAGAAGTCATCTGCTTCCGTAGAACCCTTAACACCGGTATCACTGAATTCACCGCACTCGCCCATAGCCAGGTCAATCACCGGATCAGAATCTGATCCTTCAGCACCCTTTGGTGCATTGTCTGTCTCATCATCAACACGAAGATCATTTGCAATGTCATCCGGATCTGCATCACCCTGCGTCTGATGTAACTCATCAAAGTCTGTTTCACATTCACCGGCTTCGTTGAAACCACACACATTATCGATCAAAGATCCATCTTCTTCTCCGCCGAACATAGCATCGAATTCATCATCTACTTCTCCCGCATTATCAAAAACGGACTGAAAATCTTTCATTTCAATTTACCTCCTTTTGGATTTAAAGATTGTCCACTAAGGGTTCTATAAACCCTCTGGATTTTACCCTAATGTTAACTTAGTAACTTTTTCGTGTAGTATTCTAATACAAAAATGATCAGAGGAAGCATGTAAAAAATCTCTTTTGCGTTGTCATACTTGATATTGTTGATGTTTTCAAGGTCTTTCTTGTCTATATCCTTACCATTGAAGTACTTGATGAAGATATTCTGATATAGTTTACCTTCTTCAAATATCTCAGTGTTATCAGATATAGCATACACAAGATCTTGTGGGAATACTTCTATATAGTCTCTAGCATTGAATGGACCAGGAGCTATACCGACTACAGGTTTATAATCAAGTTCAAAGTAAGCATCAAACATAGAGTGGAAAACTGTTATCATACTATCTATAAACTTAGCTTGAGATACATAAACAGAAGAAGAGAGTTCTTTAATAGATCTATCTTCAAATGCTTTATAGAAAGTTCTATCATAGTCTATAGCAAACGTATTAGACAGTGGTGTCTGATGTTCCACATGAGTATACTTAGAGCTAGAGTTAATAAGTATACCATTCCTAATCATGAACTCTATCAAGAATGGATCATACATATTGGACTCATTAAGATACTTGTAGATGAACGTCTGTACTGAATCCTTAAAAAATAAATCGATGTAGTACTTCTTAAGACGAGCTCCAAGCTCATCCAATTCTACTGCTTTAAGGTACTCTTTCTTCTCTACGATACACTTATAGTTCGTACCCTGTTGTACATCTAAAGCAATAAACTCTTTTACTATATTCTTCTTTATCTCAGTATCACTTACTCTATCAAGCTTATAAGCTATCTTCCATACTGTAGATCCAGTGACTATAGTATCTCTATCTACTCCAGTTACTTTAAACAGATAACCTTCTGGTATATAGTCTATCTGGAAGAAATCTCCAGGAATAGGTTCTATAATGTTTGGCATTATAAAACACTCTCCAGAGATCTCTTCTGCTTCAAGACCGTAATCTCCATTCTCAAGATTAAGTTCAATTCTAGGTAAACCAAACATAAACAAATCATCTATCTGATTGAATCTTAATGGAGATTGATCACCAATCTCATCCATTGCAAGTTTAGACCCTTGATCAAGAGTAGACATATCTTTATTTATATTCCAGTATCTAACTTTGGTAGGCTTCTTATCATTGAACTTGTACAGATTATTGTTTAATAGATCTGTAGAGAATGAAGATATACTATCAACAGTCTGTTTATATTGAGTATTTATAAACTTTCCCATTCACTCATCTCCTTTCATCAGATTATAGTGATGTTGAAGTAAGTGAGTTATATCCAAATATTAGCTTTCTCTACTACTTCTACTATTCTATCTGATGATACGCCAAAATCCTTCTCATGAGGTGAGATATTTCTATGGATATAGATAGGGACTTGATATGGATTAAACTTATCTACTATATCCTTCATCTTCTTATTAGGCTGATCATTATCTGGATATAGATGTATCTCCAGATTAGGAATCTGCTTCTCTATCATGAAGTAAGATATAATGGATGAGTAGTTAGATCCACATACAGTAGAGTATATACCAGGTTCTTGCTTTCTCACGTTAAGATATATAGAGAGTATATCAAATACACCTTCTGCTATATGAAGCTTAATTCTATAAGGAGAAAGTAGATCTACTGCCTGTGGAACTACATAGAACCTTTGACTAGTTTCTTCCTTATCAAAGATTCTATAGTTCACATATCTATGGTCTATTGATTTGTAGACTAACTCATCATCCAGTTTACGGAATATGATGAATCCGTTATCCAGTGATAAGAAGCCTACAAATGCTCTATCCAAGTCATTGACTATAGAAATTTCTCTTGTATAGGTAGTTATATTGTTTATATCCAATATGTCGTGTAAGTTCATGACTACCTTAAGTCTCATAAAGTCTTCTGGTTGAAGATTAGTTCCTAAACGATTGTTGATATAAGTCATCTTAAGGTGTGATCTATAGTCGTCATACATATAATCATTCCTTAAGTAATAGACCTTATCTTTACCAATACTTCTAACCTTAGAAGAATTACCTACTCCTATATAGTGACTTAACAGATCCGTTGCTATATCGGGATCATATATACCCCAATCTATCAACTTTCTATATGTCACTACACCAGAGCAGTTACATAGATGACAATAGTATAACGGTGGATCATTGTCAGTAGGCATACTGATGTAAAGATGCTTAGATCTAGAATCCTTCTTAGAATCTCCACATTCAAAACATCTACATGCTACATGACTTCCTCCTGATACCACTTTTGCTGTTGGTATACTGCTCAGTAAGAAATTCTTAAAGTTCTCACTAAACATACGTGTTGCTTGGTTCTTCTGATTCTTCATGATGTCATTCCTTTACTTATCTTTATTGTGTTTAGAATACCTTATAATTTGTATTAGCATTACTACTGCTGATATGATATAGATAACAGCGAATACTGCTAATACTATAAGTATAACACCAGCTATGTTCTCATACTTGGTTCTATCCAAGATAGATCCTGCTACTAAAAGGATTACAAACAAAACCACTATAACGATATCTAACTTATCTCTTACCTTTAATACAAGGTTTCTTCTGTCCTTTCTTTTCTTCATTTCTTCTCCTTTCTTTCTCAATACTTATAAGTACTTCTACTACTATGTACTCAGCTACAGTCAAGTATCCTATTGCTAAGAATAAAACTACTTGTATTGCAAACTCTGATCCTGTGATAGACTGCCTCATTATAGAGTTAAATAAGAGGTCTCCTATCTGCAAGAATCCAAATATTGCACCTAAAGCAGTATATACTACTCCTATTCCCCACAAGAAGTTTAAGTTCATATGCTTCTTAGTTATGTTGTGGTATACTTTGTATACAACTATAACTATCAAAAACAGTGAATATAACTTACAGAAAACTTCAAATATTGGTGCCATAATCTTTCTCCTTTGTAACAAACGTAAGTGGGAGATAGAGTTGCTATCTCCCACTATACATTCTTTTTTATATTAGTAAAGTATACATCAAGTATTCTTCGATAATCATATCCGGAACAGTTTCTATCAATCTACCATTCAGGCTGAGATCTTTGAAATCTACAATCCTGAAATCACTGGAGATGATGGTTGCTATAGTAGATAAGATTTGTCTTATAATCTTTTCGTTTTGATACTTCTTGACCACCATTGGATAATACTTAGATGATTCAAGCTTGGTCATTTCCTTTTTGTTTACTGTCTTTCTACCAACCAACTTCTCTACCTTAGATGAAACAATATAAGGTAAGACTATCATGTATTGGCTCTGTAGAATCTTTCTTGCTGCTATCATAAGCTTGATGTAATCTACCTTATTAATAGCGTTGATACTGCTACTATCTCCAAAATACTTATAGAAGATATTGAAGATAAGTTGCTTCTGGAATCCATTGATACAATTACCAGAATCATCAGATAACTCATGAAGATAGAAGTTAACCTCATTGTTATCAAATGGACCATAGACAGAATCTATAACTTCATTAGTTCCAAAGCAGTTAACCTTGTTCTGGAGATAAATCTGTTCATTCTGTTTGGTCAATGTCGCTTCGAATTTGTCGAACTCACTTGTACTATCCTCATCTCTCTTAGAACTAGAGAGTGGGATATATGAAAACTCATACTCTATGTCAATAACCTGGAAACCAGTGTTGTTATTGATAGAAGTAAAGTTGAAGTTGATCACATTCTGTCTAAATGTATACTTAGGCATGATATTAAGCACGATATTGTCTAAGGAGTTATCACTATGGATTACAGTGTCTAATCCTCTAATATCCTGCTTCATCCATAAACCTTTGTTCCTCTGCTCATTCTTAGATACATTCGTAATACAAGTTTCATACATCTTGCTATAGATATCCACAGAAGGATCAATATAGATGATGTAATCATATATTTCAAGCAAGAAGCTATCAATATCTGTAATCTTGTTTACATAGGCAAAATGTGTAAGCATCGGAATGCACATATTCATCAGCATACTCATAAGCATAAGCATCTTAGCATGTTGATCTGTGTATTGCAATGCCGGATTGTTGATAGACTTATAGTTCAATGTAAGACGATAATTATCCTCGACCATTAAAGTAACCTTAGATACTAATGTTTCAGATAATATGTACCGTCTTATATCGTATATAAAACTATTCTTGTTATAACCGTTACCATATCCTATCATGAACTTGATACGACAGAGTATAGTAAGATATTCCTTATCTTTGTCATAGAACTTCTCAAAGTAATTGAGATAATGACACATATGCTCTCTCATTTCTTGAGAGTTATAACACTTCTTTGTTGCCAGATCAAACATATCTAATCCGACACTCTGTTCTGTCTTCCAAAAAGAAGACACTGGCGCTATGAAATAGCGCTTAACGTTCCTGAATATAATATCAGACTCAATCTCAGGAACCCAATCGTCTATAAACGGTGGTTTCTGATATGGCTGATCATCCTTAATGATATTAATTGGTTGCATGTCGTAACATCCTCCCTTCCAAGATTCAACAATATAGTTTATAACCTTAGAACCTTTTTACGGATTTTGTCCTATTGCTTGTTTTACTTCTATTAAGAGCAGTATTCTTTACCACTCCTACTTTCTTTGTTGTCACCACTTTGACTCCACTTAAAGATTCATCAGATGCTCCACTAGCTTTGAGTTTGTTATAATCACTCTTAGATAGAGTATCTTGTTTCTTCTTTGAGATCTTCTCACCTTCGTCTTGACGTTTCTGAACCTTAATATCTGCATCCTCAATTCGAGATATTAAAGTTCTCTTATCAAGATCAGGAGCACCTACATACTTGATCTTACTGAAAAGATCTCTATTGACCATGAATAAGTAAGCGAAGTATAAACTCTTTACATAGCCAACAGAGTTCTCAGGGTTCTTCTCCTTAGCCGGTGTTCTTAATGCTTTCTTAGACATCTTTGAAGCTAATTCCTTAATGAATAGACCCTTTCTAAGAAATACATAAGCATATGTATATACAAAAGCAGGATCATTAGAATAGAACTCCACTTGATACTTATCTAACTTAGCCGCTGATGCGGCTATACCAGCAGAAGCAGTAAACTTCATTACTACGTCGTAGTAGAAGTTATTAACTACCTCAGATGGAACCTTAATGTGAATCCAGTATGAACCATCCTTCCCCTTATACATATAGTAATCTATACGCCCATTTTCTCTTAGCAGTACATTATTAAACTTAGTGGAATATATCTTCCTCTGAGCCTCTCTTACTGCCGCAGACAAAACTGCATTACTTTTTCCCATAGGATTCGTAATGTACTCATCAAATGTCATTTGCTTTGTCTCCTTTCAAAAAGATATTACTCCTGAGTTGACTAGATACTGCGGGATTTCTCCCGCAGTACTTCGTCTTAGGAAAGGAATTAAAATATGACAAACAACTCCTACGATTAGTAGGTATTGAGTTGTGGCGCCTGAAGCAAACACTGATTGGACGTACCCATAATTGTAATGAGCTTTGAAATAGCCTCCAGGATCTTCACATCTGACATGATGGAAGACTTTACTGATCCATCATATGAATTGGTCCGGAGATTCATTGGAGCATCATAGAAAATACACTCCTTAATGATCTGATCCGATGATAGATCAGCCGTTGATGTATCAAAGAGAATCTCAAGAGTCTCCTCATATGAATGGAAGATAATAAGAGCGATCTTCTCGGCAAGAGAATACTTATGATCGCTACTGTATCCTTCTGGAAGCAATTTAGCTGCATACTCAGCAGAGGCAATAAAGCCTTCAAAGTTAGCTGCTCTTCCTACACCATTCTCAATAGCGGAAGCACAGTTCTTTACTGCATCAATAACCAGATCCCGGTCTGCATCTCTGTCAGCAATAGTAATACCACCAACGAGAAACTCAACCATATTAGCTTTCAAAGAACGTAATCTCTTACGGATATTGCCGACTGATCTTGAATCTTCTCCATTTGCTCTTGCATTGTCAAGTTCTGACTGGAGATAGTTAATCAGAGAGGTATAATCCGCTGATGGATTACCCTCTTCGTCAAGCATCTTAGCAGGATTAATAAACTTGGTCTTGCCGATGTCAGATACTACCAGCTCTGCATGTCCTGCAAAGCTGCAGACATTCTCAATACTAGCTGCTAATCCCTTAGCTTCATCAGCTTTCTTGATCTCCGGATCGATATACTTCCGGATATACTTGCAACCACATAAACGAGCAATATCAAGATAGATACCCTCGTCAGATCCACTGATATCAGTGATTACAAGAAGCGGTGGTTTCTGATTGTCAGCAGCCTGATGCATCATCTCTACTACTGTCTGCATCAAGGAACTCATATCCCGGCTCATCTTCGGAGAGATGATTACTGTTGGAACACACTGTTCTCCGGTTTGAATTGGTTCGATAATATTTTCCATAATGATCTTTTCAAACAATGAAATCATGTCCATTGTATCTACCGGATCAAGGAAAGCATAGATGTTCGGATTGTGAATCTCAGCGGTGGCATTTTTTCTGTTGTTGATGTATGCCGGATCAGAGTATCCCTCTGTAACCGTAAGACCATCGTACACTTTGATCATATTCTCTTTTGTTGTACTGATTGAAACATCAATCTGTACATCAAGTCCATACTGCTCGTAGATACTCTTGATATTGTGCGAGATCTCCTTATTACCATTTGTAGAGGTAAAGCAGATATCATAGATATCATAAAGAGTAGGAGTAGATCCTTTAGAAAGAATCAACTCCTGAATGTGTGATACCGCATTCTTGAAAGCATAGATGATCTGATATGGTTGATAAGTCTTCTCTTCCATAAGAGCTACAAGATACTCATAGATCTTAGAAGATAAGATAACAGCAGATGTTGTGCCATCTCCTACTTCCATCTCTACATGGTGAGTAATATCAACCATCTCAGCCTGGATTGACATCTCAATTGGATTCGAGAATAAGATATGTTTAAGTACCTTATGTCCATCCTTTGTATACTCAGACACTACTGTCTCAGCATTGTTTCCACGAATAAGCTTCGTGTTTGATCCCATAGGACCAAATGTGTTCGCCAAGTACCCGGCGATCGTTCTTAACGTCTTGAGATAGATATTCTGTAACTTCTCTTCTGATACGACATTGTCCCGGTTTGTGTTAATACTTGTAGTCTCGCTAATACATTCGAGCTTAGGCATAGCAAGAGAATTAAGTCGTTCCAAGTCTTCAGTTGTTACTGTCATCTTCCTCGTCCTCCTCTTCTTTCTTCTTGAACTTATATACCTCAATGAGGTTTATTACATTACTAGCATTGAGTACAGGAACTATAGGGTTATCTACAAGATCACCCATTTCGTTTCTATTGAACCCATAGTTAGCAAAGTAAATAGTCTTACCTTTTAAAAGCGTTGCATAAGGTGCAGCATCTTCTACATCCTTAAAGTAAAACTGATTGTGTTTCTTAATATCTGTTTCAGACATAGTACTAGATAAAACAAACTTAGCACGTTCAGTATTATGATACTGCTTTAAGAGGTCTATCTCTTCTTGTCTTTTACAGACTATAGTTGTTCTTATATCAGACTCATTGTTAAAAGCCCCTACTAGTCTATAGAACTCAGTAATCACTGATAGATTCAATATCTCTGAATACTTTGTTTCCATAAACTCATTATATAGACTGTCACAAGAATTTGTATAATCGTTGTTGACACATAAATACAATGGGTTTCTCATACTCCTATCGTATAAAACATGTGCCAACTCGTTTACTGTCTTCCCAACAAAGAAACTCTTGTTGAATATCTTAGGGTCCATATAAGACTTAAAGATAAGACTTAATAGACCCACATCAGTATCAACAATCATATCAAAAGGTATCAAAGGAGACATAGAGTCTCCTGTTGATACCGAGCCCGGCAATATGTTCTTTACCATTCTTTAATCCTCAAGACCATAGGTCGGATCATCACCGCCAACCATTCCTTCAATGTCATTGAAGGACTTGGTAGAAGACTTTGGTGGAAGCGGAGGGTTCATAGCAACTCCCTGTCTTGTAAAGAAGTTGTCACTCTCCTTTCTTCTCTCAATACCAAGCTTATCAAGAATCGGATCAATCTTCTTAGATAACCGGTTCATCTCATACCGTCCAGTATCCCATACAGAAGCACCGATAGCACCGCCGGAAGAAGCTGCAAACTCTTTAAGAACGTCAAGAATGTTTGTAATTCCCTGGAACTGGAAATACTGTCTTTCTACATCCATGCTTTCAATGTTGCTCCACTGTAAAGCGTAATCATAATCTGTCTCAAAGACAAATTCACTGGTACTCTCTACAACGCCGGTCTGTGTTACTTTTCCGATGATAAATGAATGCTCCGGGATCTCCGGTTTGTTTCCGGTTACTTTAAAACCGATAAAGTTTACTGTATCACCTACTCCACTGTTTACTCCAACAGCAGCCTTAGGATCGATCGGTTCTCCATTCTTCATCTTATTAATGAAGTCTTCCAGAAGAACAATAAGCATCTTAGCCTTTGTAGCGCTAAGATTGATTCTTCCTACTTCATCGTATCTGTAGTTCTGAGTCTCTTTAGAGACCGTGATTCTCAGGAGCCCACTTCCATAACTGAAGTCTACTCTGTACCCCTGTCTGTTCTTGATCCTCATTCTACTATAGCAGTTAGGATCAAACACCTTTGATCTTTCTGTGTAATTACTCTGGTCACCAAGTGCCATATTTTCATTCCTCCTTCGAGTTATATTTTATTGTGTTGTGATTAACGATGTGGAATAGTAATAGAACCTGTTCTATGATAAGCGCTGTATGCAAATGGATCAGATTTATCACCCCATTCTATTCTAAGTCTTATTCCGGTTAACGGTTTTCTTGTTTTGCATAAGAGTGTAATAACTAAGTACCTCTTCTTAGTGTAGTACGCTCTTTGAAATATCTTCTTAACATGAGTCACTAACTTACCTCCTCGTCTTATGTATTTGGGTTAATATAGTGTTTCCTATGATGTAAATTTAGATTTTTACATCACTAGTATAGTTTATGATAAGAGAGAATAATAGAGAGGTGTAACTAAGTACACCTCTCATAGTAGTTACTCAAATATAGGATCACTAAGTTGAGACTTATCTATAACCTTAGTAAGTGAATATAAAGCCTGTACAGTATCAGCCTTAACAAGCTTAATATTATTACCACCTAAGTCAATAAAGTTAGCCTTAGAATTCATAAACTCATCTAACTCCTGATTAGCCTCAATAGTATAAGGAGACTTAGCAGTAACGGTATCACCGTCGTAGTCCCCCCCCATACCCGCTAAGTACAGGTTAGACATTTTAAGTGTATCTACGAACTTATTACCGGTATTACTACCAATATCTTCATCTCTTATCTTAGGGTAGTATGGATAATACGTACCTTCTATATACATAGGTTCTGTTTCTTTAGTAGAAGAAACAACCACCTTAGTTGTTATCTGATTGAAATAACGGTCAATTGGATATCTTGTGATAAGAATATTCTTATCATGAACTGCTTCTACTGCTGATATGTAGAATACATCACACCAAGTAAGTCTTCTATTACATATAGACTCTTGACCATCTCCGGGTTTGTTAAACTTACCCTTGAATGCCATATATACAGTAGAACCATCTTCCAGTGGTACTTCTATTGGAACAAATCTATTGTTATAGCCATGCAAGAATCTATCCATTTCTCTTTTAATCTTCTCATCAGAGAATTCTATTAAAGGATCTTTCATAGCTACGTACTCTCTCTTACCATTCTTTCTTACGATAAGATACTGGTCATTACCAATAAACTCATTCTCAAAGAATCTCTTAGCATTAAAGATGATATAGTTTCTATAGTTAGCTAGACAAGCAGCTAATGGTAAAGCTGTACGATCTTGTGTAACCATCATATCGTCTACTGTTTCTGCTTTAAGTTCAGGTGCAGCAATAACCATTCTAGAAGAATAGTTAGTGGTTTTACTCATATTAGCCATTCTAAGTACACCCTTCTTACCAGCAATACCAACTCCAGGATCTACTGACATAGAAGCATTAGTATTACCGCAGAACCAGTCATAGATAGATAATAAGATTTCTTGAACTCTAGCTCTTAGAGTTCCAGTATTATCGAAACCATAATCTTGTGTAGAGTTTAAAGCTTGTACTGCTAAGATTAAGTTACGGTATAATACGTTTACACCACCTACTCCTACAGAACCATTTCTTCCGGTATTGGTATCTCTATAGAAAGGTGGTACTACTAAGTACTTATTGATAAACATACTATTTTTGTTCTTCTCTAAGTACTGAATCTTAATATCTCTCTTAATAGACTCTGTAGATCTAAACTTAATCTTATTGATATTCTTCTTGATAAAGTCAATACTATTAGATCCTTTTGGATCAGGAACTATCTCTCCGTCTTCATTAACGATATAAGTATCCAATCCATGTATTACATCTTTGATGTGAGAGTCCATTCTAATCCAAGTCTTATAACAAGAAGGATCTATAAACCATCCTCCTAAGTCAATATAAGCATAGATCCCCGCTCTATCATCTCTTGTAATTCCGAAGATAGCATTAGATAGTAAACCATCATCTGTAGGAATATTGTTCCTGATATAGAATACTGGATTGGTAACTTGCTTACAATCGTTCTTTACGACAAACTTGTCAATGTCTAATATCTCTAACTTAAGATGCTCTACTACTTTATTATACTCAACTTCAGTCAGTACAGCATCTTCTAAGATATCGTTTGTCATTTCAAGTAGCTCAGTTACTCCATTTAGAGATACTAGTCTATCTATCTCTGCTATAACACTTTCATATCCAAGCATTGATATATCT